TTCAGGGCTGCAAGCGCCGTGATGGCCGCCATTAGCTCCATTCGTTGATTCGTCGTGTTTGACGTATAGCCGGTGACGATCTTCTCGCGTCCTGGCGACACGAGGATTGCGCCCCAGCCGCCAGACTTATCGACGGGTGATGCGGAGCCGTCCGTGAAGATTGTTACGTCAGCCATTGATTACCGGGATTCCCCAGAGTCCGTTGATACGTGCGTCGGCCGGAACGCTTGCGCTCTTCAAGATCATCATCCAATCCTCCGGGTGAATGAGTATCTCGCGCTCGTTGGTCTCCATACAATCGAGCGCCCAGTTGATAATACTCACTTCCTCGGGTATGTACGGCACGACGACGATTGAGTGTCGAGGGCAGTATTGCGTGATGCGAATCTGTTTGATCTCCCGGTTATGGGCTTCCCTGGTTTCCATCAGTTGCATCGCAATGACTGTTATTTCATCCACGGCGGACCCTGCACCTACCCCTTACCCGCCGCCGCCGAGGGCCTTAGGTGGTGCTCTATGGCTTGAGAAAACATGGAATCTATGCGCTCACGCGGCTCCGCTCGCGCTCGGCCCGCTTCAGACGCCTGGCTCTGGTATCCATGACACGCGCGATCTCAGAGCGGTATCCGCACAGGAACGACTCGACGATGTCGAGGTTCTTGTCTTGGAAGAACTCAGGCAGGCGCTCGCGGTCGATACAGTAGACACCACGCGGTAGTGCGACGCCGAGCGCTCGCAATCCCTCGGTCACGCCGGCATGGAAGTACAGATGCTCGGGTTCTAGCCCGAGCCAGCCGCCAATCCGCATGCCGACATCGTACTCGGTGACCGGACCGATCCCGTGCGTCTCAGCCGCCGCCCGCCGCATATAGATCATGAGTTCCCAGAAGTTGCCCGACTCCCCGGACTCCTCAATTGCCTCGAAGTACTCAAACTGGAGTCTCATGTCGAAGCGTTCGAGGTTGACCTGCCAGACGCGACCTTGATGATGCCAGAGCGTTCCATCCTGGCCGCGCGACATACAGGCGCGATGGATCGCTTCTTCGAGTGTCTCCGCCTTCAGCGTCCAGGGCAGGGCTGGGTCGCCACGGCCGTTGTTCACATAGCGCTTCATGTAGTCCTTCCAAAGCGCCGTGATGGTGTTGAGTTCGGTAGACGGCGGACGCGCAGCGAACTCCCGTTCCAAGATCGCTTTGCCCATCATGCTCCTTCCAGTAGGTCCCTCATCGCCTTCTTGCCCTCAGGGCTTGCCTTCCAGGCCTCGGACTCGGCCTGCGTGCCGTCGAAGTCGCCGCGCTTGACGCGCTCGATCATACGCTTGACTCCGAACTTGTGCTTTACGCTCGGTTGGTTGAGTTCTTCGACGAGCTTCATGATCGGGAACGCATGCGGACTGAAGAAGTCATTGAACTCGTCGTCCTTGGCTCGCTCGGCTAGATCGTTCAGACCGATCTCATCCAGGGCGTTCGCGAGCTTGATACTACTCTCGTGGTCAGCCATCGCAGCAGCTTTCTATGACTTGGTGACAGGTTACGCACTGCTCGTGTCCAGCGACTCGGACCGTGCCCTTGTTCGATCCGCACCAGGGACAGAACGAGTCGATGTAGGTGACGTATCCGCCAGGCGGGCGCGGGAGGACAGCGTGGCCAGGCTTGACTTCTTCGTCCTTAGCCACAGCCGCTCGTATCCCCGCAGGACGGACACGTCAAGCACGTACCCGTCCTAACCATTTCGCTGTCGCACCGCGCGCATAGTTCGCCTGACCAACGAGGCAAATCGGGCGCGTCTGGCGCGGGCAACTCGCCCCTTCTGGCTTGGGAGTGCGTGCAGACCTTGATGTCCTTCGTCACGCAATCCGGACAGCGGTATGTCGCCGGAGGGAAGCCGCCGAATGGCTGGATCGTTGTTTCCCTGTGAGCGGCCTCGCTTAGACCGCAACCTTCGTGCTTGCATTGATTGAACCACGCCCCGTCTGGTATGAAGGGGTGGTCCGTCACTACGCTTGCGTTGATCGTGTCTGTCATGGTTTCACCCACACCCCCAATTCTCTTGTCTCGTAGACGACATCGACCGGACCGGGTTGCATGATCATGGCCTTGCCGTATGTCCAGTGACCGAGGTCCTCGATGGTGATCTTCTCGGGCAACTCGCCCTCGATGATGACCCAGCGCGGATCGGTCGGGTGATCAAGTTGTACGATCTGCATTCTGACTCATTCCTTCTACGATGCTGAGAAGTCGGTCGCGCGTGCCGCGCGCGTCGGAGACATCCGACAGGAGAATGTCTTGTACGGGGAGCGGCGCTCGGCGGTCATTTCGCTCTATCCAAGCATCCGCAATGGCGTCGAATAGCTGCTCGTCGCCTTCGATGACCGGCGTGACTTCCGTACCCTGTTCGTACGGCTCCCAGAGCGCGAGGCCATCCTCGGTCATACGCAGGACGGTCATCTGGCCGGTGATCTCGTCGCGCCGCCCGATGGCCAAAGCCCAGCCGAACCGACGCTCTGGCCTTATGAGCTGAACTTTATACTCCATCATCGATCCCTTCTCCACAAGATGGTTCGCTCGGAATCCCAGGCGAGGCGCGGGAACCTGATTTCCATATCGTTGAGCGGACCGTAGCCGGCACGTTCGAGCAAGATGTCGGCTATCTGCTCCATGAGCGGGTCGATGAGTTCCAACGCCTCGGCCACGCTATCGCGCGGATTGACGTTGATGCGGCGCGGCTCGGTGATCAGAGTGGCCATCTACTTCTGCTTCCTGATCCCGTGGCGCTGGGAACGGAACTGACGGTTAGACTCCCGTGCCCAAGGGAAGTCGCACTGCCCTTCGACCGACTCCCATCCTTGGTACGTACACGTGTGGTCCATCGCGTTGGCGTGCGAGCCGTCCGTGTCGAGCGCGCCGTGCGTCTTCTCGCAGCTGATCTTCACGTACCGTTCCAGGTACGGGTGCTTCTCGACGAGCACGCTGCGCATTTCGCGGAAGATGTGGGCAATCTCCCACTGGAACATCGAGCACGCGCGGTAGGCGTACGTGTTGATGAACTCGCGCAACGAGCCTTCCCAGAGGATGAAGTTCGTCGTGCCCTCCAGGAGCGCGAACCTGGCGTCCTGGTAGCTGACGTCGCGGTCGGTCGCCATCCTGTAGACCTCAGCCGCGTGCTCGGAGAGGTCGTTGAACGCTTCGGCCAGAACCGCATCCTTCAGGAACGACTCCGGCATGCGCACGGACGGCATGTCGCCGTAGTAGTGCGCCCTCTGGCTCTGCTGGTGGAAGGCGGCCAGTCGCGTCCTGACGATCTGATGGGTGCAGGTTCTGCTGGCGCCGTAGATCGCGAACGCCACGCGGAAGTCCTCCAGCGCCGTCTGGAGTCCGCCCTGAAGCATTTCCTCCCAGTCCACCGGCTCAGGCGGGTTCTCCGGGTCGATGCCGCGCGTCGCGTTGATCGCGAACGAGCAGACCTTCCGCAAGTCGTCATCGGAGTAGTCCTGGACCAGATCGACGCGGATGCCGTCGAGGCCGACCCAGATGTGACCCTGATCCGGGTTCTCGGGCTGGTCGTCTGAGAACGACTTGCGGTTGAAGGCCACGTCCTTGGTCAGGCCGCGCCTCGGCCCTTCCATATGGCTAATGAGATAGATGTAGTCGTCAATTGGGGTATTCATGATACCTCCTAGTCGGTTGAGATTACCCAGAGCCGCTTGGCTAGGATTTGCCGTGCCGTAACATAGCGCGGCCTGATACCTTCGACCAGCAAGAGGTCATGTCCCATGCGGAAGTCGAAGATGGCGTTCTTGAACTGCGGGTACTTCCAGCGGTCAATCTTCAGGAGTAGTTGGTCGTCCTCGTCTTCGCAGGTTAGCAGAGCCCATTCGTTCAGTTCCGGATTCCGCACGCTCTTGGGATCGAGTTCCTCACCCGTCTTCGCGCGGTTGGTCTCGAAGATGTCTCGCACGTTCCTCTGAAGGATCGTCCCAAGCCAACAGACGGTGAACTCGCGTCCTTGCTCGTACGGGAGGTCGGTGGCCGTATGAGTTGGAGTCGGTAGTCGCGCGCCTCGCGGTTGCATGCCCGTCGGCGCGCGTCGGAGCTTGCCCTTGCGAATCATCTTCTTGACCTGGGCGATGTTGTCGTCGAGCGTCCGCACGCCAAACGGGTCCTTCTGCATCACCCATTGGTCGATCTTGTCGACCGTCTTGGGACCGATTCCGCGGATGTCCATAAGGTCCCACCAGGTATCCAGGCCGCCACGCTCGGCGCGGAACTTGACTATCTCGGCGGCGCGCTTGTCAGCGATGCCGCTGATCTGCTTGAAGCCGGATTGGATGGCTAGCTGACCTGCCGGCTTCCATGTCGCATCCGACTCGCTCGGACTCGGGCTGCGGACGTCAATGCCATGCTTGACAGCGTCACGCAGTAGCTGCCGGGTCTTGTCCGGGTTCTCCGTCTGCGCGAGTGAGCAGGCATAGAAGATCGCCGGGTGGTGAACCTTGATCCACATCGTCCAGTACGCTAACAGCCCGTAGGCGACGCAGTGGGCGGCGTTGAAGGCATAGGACCCCGACGTGATCATATTGCCCCAAACCTTCTTGGCCTGCGCGTGGCTGATCGGCGGGTAGTCGGTACGCTCATGTAGCGTCTGGCAACCCTCCCAGAACCGATCCCATTGCCGGTTGAACTCCTGCTCGCCGATTTTGCGGCTAATGATCTTGCGGATGTAAGCCGCGTGCGTCCAGGGGAAGTCACCGACCTCGCGGACGATGCGGAGAATCTGCTCCTGGTAGACGATCTGGAACTGCGTCGGCGCGGTAATGATGTCTACCGCCGGATGGAAGCGCTCGGGCTTCTTGACCCCGTGCTTGATCTCGGCGTACTCAGACGCGGCGCCATTGTGGAGCGGTCCTGGTCTGGCAAGCGCGTTGCAGTCGCATATCTCGCTGAAGTTATCGGGCTTCATCGACCCGCAGACGTACCGCATGGCGCGGCCGTCGAACTGGAACACGCCGACGACGTCATTGGCACGGAAGCGGGCGAACACCTTCTGGTCATCGAGCGCGAGCGCGTACAGGTCCTCAATCGTCATGCCGAGTTCTTCGATGGCCATCGAGATCATCGACATCGTGGACAGACCGAGGAAGTCCATCTTGACGAGTCCCTGACGCTCAGCGTCGTACTTGTCCAGGGACACGACCTGGATCGGGTGGTCGTTCACGACGCGCTCGTAGATGGCCGCTACCTCACGCAACGGCTCGTTGCTGATCACGAGGCCCGCCGCGTGGACGCCGAACGCCTTGATGTTACCTTCGAGTAGCTGGCTCTTGCGGAGGTCAGGGAACTTCTCCATGACCTCGCGCGCCTGCGGGAACTGCTCGATGGTATCCTCGATGGTCGAGGAAGCTCGCAGGTCACCGGACGACCGCTCGATCAGGAAGTCCTTGATCCGGTTGACCTCGAACTTCGGCACGCGGAAGACGCGCGCTACGTCATCGAGCGCGAGCTTGTTCTTGAAGTACGTGAACGTCCCGATGTTGTTTACGCACTCGTCGCCGTACTTGCCGGCGTAATAGTCACGTAGTAGCGGGCGAACCTCGCTGGGGAAATCAAGGTCAATGTCTGGTAGGTCTTCGCGTGTCTCGTCGATGAAGCGCTCGAACACGAGCAGGGGGAACTTGAGTGGATCGACCTCGGTGATCCGCAGAAGCCAAGCAACCACACTTGCAGCCGCCGAGCCTCGGGCTGGGCCGACTGGCGCCCTGAGATGATCCTTGACATACAGTACGCCCTCACGTACCAGAAGAAAGTAATCAACGTAGTCCTTGCTCTCGATGAGCGCTTTCTCGTGCGCTAGCTGCTTCTTGTACCGCGCGCGTTCTTGCGCCGGAAGTTTATTGACGCCTCGATATATCCAACCATCGCGAAGCGCTTGCTCCCAATACGCCTGAACGCCAGCGTAGCCGTATGGGACCTTGAACCTGACCATCGGGAGGCGCGGTAGCTCAACTGTACATTCTTGCGCAATGTCCTCGGTAGAAACGCAAGCTTGTATTGCTTCCGCGTCCGATAGCCCTGTTCCTCGGAGGCGTCTGTAGAACGATCGGTCATCGAGCGGCGGACAGAGCGGAACATTGTACCCCCATTCACGTGCTTGTTCCTCGATGGTCTTCTTGCCGCCGCCCCGGAGGTTGTGGAGGATCATCTGGATCTCAGACTCCTCATACTCCGTGTAGTGGCAGTCCATCGATCCGCAGAGCCGCGCGCCAATAGCTCGCGCGAGCCGTCCTGCGAAGTGAGTATTGAACCGGCGGGTCGAATCGAGTTCAGGGAAGGCTTGAACCTCGATGAAGAAGTTCCCGCCAAAGTGTTTCTTGAACCAGCGAGCGACCTTGAGCGCGCGGCGATAGTTTGCATGCTCCTTGGGGATGTGCTTCCCGCCGACCGCCGAACAGAACAGGAGCGATCCCTGGCATCCGCTCAGGATGATGAGTCCTTCCTTGTGCTCCACGAGCATTTGCGGACTTACCGTTGGCTCGTAGTAGAACCCCTCAGCGTACGACTTCGTGATCAGCGCTAGGAGGTTCTTGTAGCCGACCGCGTTCTTCGCCAGGACCGTGAGATGGGTCTTCGACTGCATACGGTTCTCTTCATCCGTCGGGCCAAAGTAAATCTCGCAGCCGTATATGACCTTGACGCCGGTCTTCTCGGCCGCAATCTCAGCCTTGACGTGAGAGTCGGCGTTCCCGTGCTCGGTGAAGGCGATAGCCGACATCTGCAATTCTTGTGCGCGACGAACGTGTGCCTCCGGTAGGCCATAGCCATCCCGGTAGCTCAACGTCGAGTGGTGATGAAGAGATACCGAACGCATCGGCTTGTGATTACCGTTGCGCCGTCGTCGCTGGATAATCGGCGGAGTATGGCCGCCGCCGAGCTTCGCGCGATCAGGACTCTCGCTATGTTGTACCTGACCGCGCGATCCGAGTTTGTCTTCGCCTGGGCTAATCGCTAACGGCATTACCTCACCTTATCAGGTCCCGTCACCAGATGGTAGTCGGAGGCGATCACCCAGGGGAGGTCGCACAGTCGGTTGTGCGACAGAGATTCGAGAATCATGAGAGCTAGCTCGCTCGGGGCATTGTCCTGGGTGAGACCGTCATTCTTGACTTTGATATCGACTACGACCATGAACTTCAAGTGCTACCGACCTCCGTTGACGGGGATGATCGCCCCGTTGAGATAGTTGGTGGGCATGAGGAGAACCGCGAGGATCACGCTCGCGACCTCATCGACGGTCGCCCGTCGCTTCATCGGGATTTGTGATTCCTCGTACTCCTTTGCCTGCTTGGGGTCCCAGCCACGGATCAGCGGAACCGTCAGGTCGATGTACTCCTGCATCGCCGTCGGCTCGGTCATGCCGGGCGCGACGACGTTGATAGCGAAGTCGTCAGAGGCTCGCTCGCGCGCGATCACGCGGACGGCCTGGTGCAGGGCTGCCTTCGACGCGCAGTACATTGCCGAGGTTCGCATCTCACGCCAGGCCGCGTCCGAGCCGACCACGACGACGCGCTTGACCGACGGAACGAGGTTGAGGACGTTGAACAGTCCGACGACGTTCACGTGGTACATTTCCAACATCGTCTCAGGGTCGATCTTCTGCGACCATTCGAGCAGGTTGATCCCGGCCGAGTAAATCAGGGCGTCGAGTTGCTTCTCTGCCTTCTGCAAGGCAAGGAACTCGAACAGAGAGCCGGGGTCGCGCACGTCAGTACCGGACCCGCTTACGATGACTTCGTGACCCTCGATCTGATCGAGCAAGCGCACACACGCTTCGCCAATTCCGCTCGTTCCTCCGACCACCCAAGTTCTAGGCATCAAGCCCATGCTCCCTTCTACCGTATAGTGCTATTACAGAGTCAATGATACGGTCAAGCGCAGACCCGGTTCGGCTCGCACCCGCAGCCGCGCTACGGATGGCCGCCAGGACCTCCGGTAGCTCGGGGTAGCCTAGCGGGTCCGAGGCCGGGAGAGGTGTGCTCTCGTCGCTCTCCGGCGATGAAAAAGCCCCTCGATCCGGGGTCGGCGGGTTCTCCATCAGATACAGCAGAAGGAGGCAATGACCGATGATGTCCTCTGCGCACTCATCAGCCTGTTCCCCGACGAGCGGCCGGTCAAGCCAGATTGAGTAGTAGAGCTTCCAGAACTTGCGATTGATGTCGCTGAACTGCCCCTTGGTCCCTAGGAGCTTCCAGGCGTCACCGTAGTCGCCGCCCTTGCTGACGAAGCGTTCTACCACGGCCGGCACGATCTGTCGTACAATGTATGCGTACTCGTCCGCCAACTTAGGCGGCTTCTTGATTTCCATATACGCTCTCCCAGTGTTCGACGCACTTTGTGATCCATTCGAGGATCGAGCCCATGTATCCCTCTCGCGACCAGGCGACGTCGCGGTTATGAACGGTCTTGCGGAGGATCGTGACGGCGTTCGGGAACAGGTCCTCGGCGTCCTCCAGGACCTCGACCAGATCATCCACGACGACGACGACGCGCATCGGATCGACGCGCTCCGCCAGAGCACCCATCTTGTTGTCGTCGTAGATCAGACCGGTGAACTCGATCTCATGCTGCCGGAGCCAATGCCGCGTATCGGGGTCTACGCGGTCAAAGCGCTCCCAGGGTCGCGTCGTTGTGAGCCAGACCTCCGCGACCTCCGATGCCCGCGCGACCGTCTCAACTGCCTCGCTGAAGATCGGCATCGTCCGCTTCATGCCGCCCTGCCGGTACGCGAGTTTGATAGCGCGGAAGGTCGTCACATCGACTCCCATCTCACGCGTGAACCATTCGCGGTGCGGCTCGGTGCCGTCGTACGCATTGGCGCCGCGCGGCTTGTTGTAGCCGTGACCGAGCCAGTTGACCGCGAAGTCGAGGAAGTGACCGTGGTAGTCGCCCAGCGTACCGTCGATGTCGAAGACGACGACCGGGCGGATCACCTCATGACAGTTTGAACACTTCAAGCTAAGTCCTCCAGTAGTTGTACCGTCTGCTTGTACGCATGGTGTAGCAGGATACCCTTCTCCCAGCGACCAAAGCGCCCGATTCGCGCCACCTCAGCGAAGAAGCAGTCGCAGTCTGTATCAATCGGCTTGTACCCTCGACTCTGCGTAGCGCCGAGTTCTGCTACGCACTCCTTTGTGAACGGTATCGTTGACTCCGTCGCCTCCGATCCGAACAACCGGCTTGTACGATACCAGTCGTCGGCTGGATGGCCGTTGTACACCATCCCGTTCTCCAGCGTCGGATCAATCGTCTTGTCCAGGACGTAGATACTCTGACTCCGGAAGTCATGATTATCGGTCTTGCAGAGGAACGGCGCAGGGATCGTTGAGATGATCAGATCGAACCAGTTCGCTCTCAGCAACTGCGCGACATGGAACGCCGACAGCTTGTAGTCCGTGACGTACGCCGAGAACCGATCCCAGAGCCAGTCGTATGTCCGATGCATCGACCATGCGGGCCGCTCGCCTTCCTCAAACAAGTCCCAGCTACAGTCCGCGTCGCCGTTGCCGTATACCTTCTGCGCGTAGCCCTCGCGCGATCCATGCTTCCTGAACTCCACCCACCCATCCGGAGTCGGGGCTGTAAGGCCGGGGATGGCCTCGTGGAGGAACACCGCACCGGGAATCACGGACTTTTGCTTCTGGCTAAAGATCGAGACATGGTAGTCTCTCTGCGCGACGGCGTACGCAGCCAGCAATCCGGCGGGGCCGCATCCAAGGACCGCTACCTTCACTTGCTGGCTCCCTTCGCGACCTTCATGAAGTGGTACAGAGCGTAGCACTCCTCATCGTCCAGCGTCGTGTTGTCGCGAAGATCGACGTGGAGGATTGCCTGGGCCGTGCGTTTGCGCGGCTTGACCTGCCAGTACGTGACCGAGCTACCGGCCGGGATCGCAATCACATGAACGCTACCGTGGTCTGCATCCTTGACGCAGCGCTGGCCTGGTTGGATGACTTCGTTCTCGGGCATAGTCCAATCGCAACGAATCAGATCGCTCATCTCACTCTCCTTAGCAGGTCATGAAGCGTCGGCTCGACCCAGATGTCGCCTTTGAGCTTTCGTACCATTCGTGCTTCGTACAGAGTTGAGATGATCGCGTTGGCTTCCTCGCGATCTACATTCAGGACTTCCTCAACGTCCTGGCGGCGGAACTTGCCTGCGCTGCGGAGGAACTTCGCCAAGCCCGGCTTATCCGCCAGGTAGCGCCGAATCCTGCGCCTGTTCTTCATCGCCTCTTTGCGGTCATTGATTAGCTCGCGCGACCGCTCGGCATATCCGAACCCAGGCATGTCGTAAATCTGATCCATGAACCGGACCGCCGCTTGTACATGCGGTTTACGCACGACGATCCGTTCATAGGTGGAGTCCGTCGAGAACAGACGCGCTGCGATAGCGACGGCTAGGCGCGCAATCTTCTCACGAACATTTGCCACTTGGACGAGGGGCGGGTCCTCAACGTACCGCTTCCCCATATCGTTCGCTAACTTGTAGACCTCCTGTTCCGCTGAGTCCATCCAGATTACCTGCTCGGGCGTCCGACTCCAAACCCATTGTACGAGAGTCATGCAAGCCTCGGCGTTGAACTTCTGTCGGCCAAGCTTATGCCTGCGGTTGATTACCTCTGCTGGTACGTCACCAGCTTGCACACTCATTGCGAGGTCGAACCTGGCTATGTCCTCTGGGTTCCCGATCAGAGGTTGGATCTGTTGTACACCGTACGTCTTGTCCGACATGCGGCCGCCACGCGGATTACTCATCCAGATGATCCGTGTCCTCGCATAGGTCCGCTCTTGCTGGATCTTCGTTAGCTCAGCGACGCCGGATGAGCGGACCGACGACATCTGCGCAATCTCTTCAGTGGTCAGACCGCCCGCCTCGTCTAGGACAACGAGCCGTCGGTCATTGATCGGAATCGCGCCCCAATTGATCGACCATTCCTTCGCACCGCCGTACTGCTGCAGACCGCCGATGATGCCCGCGAAGCTTGCTGCCTCACACGACACGACCTCGCCAACGTTGTAGAACCGACAGAGCCTCGTCGCCGCCTCGCTCTTGCCCGTGCGAGTATCGCCGATGACTAGCATCTCAAGCCAGCCGCGATGAACCCGCTTGCCGTCGAAGTCGAACGCCAGGACCGAGTGGAACGTCAGATCGAGCGCCGCGTGCATCTCAGGGAGGCCATAGATATGCGTCACGTGCTGGCTTAGGTCGTTCGCAATCTCGCCCAGCCGCCGGAGAGGGGGCTGTCCCCTGCGTGGCCGGAATCGCTTCATCTTCTGGATCATCGAGTTGTCGAGTGAGAAGCGGTCGATGGAGGATTCGGTCTTGGCTACATCCCACGCTTGAAACTCGTTTGTATGCTTGCGGGGATCGGGTTGGAGCGCGCCGACGACTCTGACCGTATTGTTCGGTTGCGTATCGTGACGTCCGACCGATGTGATCTTGATCGACTTGTAATCGCCTGCGCCGCCATTCCCGCTCGCAGGACCACTCACGTGCTCAACGGACGGTCGTGCGTACAGAATCTCGACTGACTGGTACTCGGTGATCTCGACGTGAAGCTTGGGGCACTTGACGATATCAGCCCTGGCGCGAGCGGCGTCTTTGACCTGTTTATCGGTCGAGTCCATCATGGCCAAGATCACCGGGTCGCTACCGGCGATGATCTGTTCGTCGTCACCAGTCGCGAACAACGGGCAGAAGTTACATTTGACCCCGGCGTCCCGTGTACAGCGGAACCGGACCTTGCGCGGGATCGAGTATCCAGGCTCGCGCTTGCCCTTGATAGTCACCGTCAGTCTGACCGGCTTACCGACTTGGCGCGAGTCGAGCGCTTCAAGCGCCGTGGTGTCGGTTGGGTCGAGTCGCTCAGGTTCCTCAGATGCGAGTTCGGGATCGAACAGTTCGGCCTCTTCCAACAAGCGGAGGAAGCTGCCCGAGTCTTGCTCGTGTTCCATCCACCAGTCCGTGAGGTCCTTGCCGTTCTTCTCGATGATGGGGTAGGGTAGGCGCAGTATCCGTACCTCGCGCGCCGACCGCATGAGCGCTCGACCGATCCGGCGGTTGGCGTCCTGGCCGGTCTCATCGCAGTCGTGGCAGAGGTAGACAACCTTGTCCTTGAACTCTGAGTTCCACTTTGCGTTCCAGACCAGGGCCGCGCCAGTCTTGGTGACAGCTGGGAAACCGTTTTGCGAAGTAATAATTGCATCAAGCTCCCCTTCGCACACAATCAGCTTATCGCTATCCATCGACTTGATCGGATAGAGGCGCGGCTGATTCATCCCCTCGATGCCCCAGATTTTCCGCCGACCCTTGGGAGGTCGAAGCTGGTAGCGACGGATGTTGAGGATGTCGCCCTCGACTGAGCGGATCGGGATTGTGTAGCACTCGCGCCCTGAGTCCCAGCCGATCTCATAGTCGGACAGGGTCTTGGTAGTGAGTCCGCGCGTCGTAATCAGTTCTTCGAGCGCGACCTCATTAGCGTGGAGCGCGCCGATCCAACCCGTGATCTTGGCTTCGCTAATGGTTTCCATCGGTTGCCCGCTAACTCGACCATTCGTACCAGAGGGCGATACCCAATTGTCGATCTGGTCGATGAGTTCGCTGATCTTACCGCCGCCGCAACCGGCGTGGCAGTACCAGACGCCCTTCTCAAAGTTTATCTGAGCGCTCCGCTTACGGTCAACGTGAAGCGGGCAGTGGAGGTCCCACTCCCCATCCTCGCGCGGTCGCTCACCTACGAGGTAGGGACGCAGGAGCCGAATCTGCTCCTTGGTCGACATGTCGCCTACTCGATGCCGAGATATGCGTACAGTTCGCTGCGAACCCTCGACACGCAGTTCATGAAGTCCCGCAAGTCGATTGTGACCTCGCCGTTGTTGTACACGGCCACCAGTTGATCGAGCCTGTCGTCCTTCTCGAAGACCCAGTAGCCGTGCCGCCCCCGGCGCTCCATCGAGACATGGCCAATCTCGTGGAGCGCCAGGTAAGCGGCCAACGGCAGGTCACGAGTCCGGAACAGACCGTTGCTGTGTTCCTGACCAGTCACCTGACCTCGTTTCGCCCTTCGATCAGAAGGGGTTGTCGTCGTCCTCGTCGTCCTTGCCGAGCCTGCCGGCCAGGACCTTCTTGGACCCCTTCGTGGACAGGCCGCGCTCCTGCGCCTCCTTCTTGAGCGCGTCCATCGACCAGGAGTTGTAGTCCACGGGCACCTCGTCGTCCTCGGTGTCGGACGCCTCGATGATCGCCTCGCGGATGTCCTCGTCCTCCATGGACTTCTTGACGCTGATGTCGAGTTCGTTCTCGCGGATGTACGCCTTCAGCTCAGAGCGGTCCATGTCGGCCAACTCGGCTTCCAGGTCGGACTCGGACTCGGTGTCGTCCTCGTCCTCGTCCTCATCCTCGTCCTCGTCCTCGTCATCCTCGTCGTCGGTGTCCTCGTCGGCCTCGTCCTCCGTGTCGTCGGCGTCCTCGTCGTCCTGGTCCTCGTCCTCGTCCTCGTCCTCCTGCTCCTCGGCCTGCGCCTCCAGGATGGCGCGGATGAGCCGCTTCTTCTTCATCGGCGTCATCTTGCCGGAGGGCTTGTCCAGCTCGAACTCGTCGGTGGCGACCTCGACCAGCTCCTTGTCGTCCATCGCCTCCAGGTCGGCGCGGGTGTACTCGTCGCCGTCCTCGTCCTCGTCAGGCTCCGGCTCGGGCGCGGTCTTGCGCGCCGACGCCTTGGCGCCGTCCTTGCCGGCCAGCTGCAGGAGCTTGCCGACGCGGGGCCGGTAGTTGTCGTCGAGGTCCGTGTCGGGCTTGAGGTTCATCTGGACCTCGGTGCCGACGATCTTGTCGGTGTCGAGGACGCCCTTGTCCTTGAGGGCGACGGCCTTGATGAACTCCTTCAGCTTCCAGTCGCTCGGCTCGTGCTCCAGGAGCACGTAGGTGTAGACGCGGGCGACCTGCTTCTTCTTGTCCTTGACCTTGACGGCCTTGCCGTCCGCCGTCTTGACGGGCTGGAGGATGACCTCCAGCATCGGGCCGTTGCCGGACTTCGACTCCTTGTGGTTGATCTCGGTGATCTTGCCGATGTACATGCCCGGCGGGACGTGCTCGAAGCCGCCGGAGTCGTCCACGTTGGACACGTCATACTTGAGCTTGGGGCTCACGCTGCCGACCTCCCACTGCGCCTAGTGCGGGCGCGTCGTGTTTTGGCGCCGTTGCGTCTTCTGCTTCTCGACGCCTCGATTCGCTTCATCAGTTCGGGCATGGTCGGCTTCTGGATTGCCCAGTCGTCGCCGCCCTTGTCGAACTGATTCTTGCCATACCAGACATCCGTGCTGGTAGTATGCAGGACGCGCACGAGCTTGTCCTCGTCGTCCCGCTGGACCTCCAGGAACGTGACCAAGTTCATATAGCCACAGATCTTGTTGGCCATCTGCTTACCCTGAACCCAGGGCATGAGCTTCACGATGGGGTCGCCGTCCTCGTCCTTGTCCGGTGAGGCGAGCGGCTCGGAGTGAGCCGTGACGCCAAAGTTGAACAGGTCGGGTCCGACGACGTGACGGACCCAGCGAGCCAGGCGCGTCATGTTGATATTGTACTCTTGTCTGTCCAGCCCGTACCGGGCGCGTGCCGGTTTCTCGGCGATCACCGTTTCCCAGATGTCGTCGAGTCCGGCATCTTGCCAGAGTGAGATCGAGTCGAGCCAGACCCAATCCCAGTCTTTGCCGTCATGGCGGAGGTAGTCGAGCGCCTCATGCATCTCATCCCAGTCGTTGATGATCCATTCTTCAGCCGAGTTACCGGCCACGATGATCGAGTCAACGTGCTCGAACGGAGGTCGCAGGATCAGGACCTTCCCCTCTGACGTCCCGGCGAACCGCGACTTGCCCGCGCCGGGGTCGCTATGCACGCACAGACGTACGTGCCGCGACCGACCGAGCGGGCGTATGGCGGCTGGTCGAGCCACTACGTGTCTACCTCCTTCTTGTTACGTCGCGCATGTGACCAATCGAGCGACTTTTGGCAAGCCTTCTCCCACTCGCGGATGGAAGTGTTGTACTCGTATGACGGACGGAGCGCGGCGCGCTTGCGGTCTAAGTATGCGCTATACGTACTCCGCGCGACCCAGATGCCGAGTAGCACTATGACTACAAGCCAGCCGAGGATCGCTATGTCTAACCAGCTCACTGGACGCCTGGTTGGTTCCGCGTTCCATCCAACCCGCACGAAACGGGGGACAGTTGCTTATGGTCAGGTCGTTTACACACGAGGCTCTTCACCTGCGGCCCAGCTCAGTTGAACCATGCGGCTTGGCGCCGCAGTTCGGTCGTCGTCAGTTCCGTCAAGACCTTGTGGACGGCCTCGGCGGTGAGTTGCAACGTGACCTCTGCGGACCCGAGCGCATCCGTTACCGCGCGCCTGATCTCGTCGCGCTCGCCTCGCATCCGCTTCAGTTGCTCGCGCAACGACTCGACCGCCTGACCGGCGCCCATGAGCGCATGGATGACGATTATGTCTGACAACGCCATGCGCAGCATCGTGCTGGGCGATCCGTCCAGGACGGCACGCTTCAGCTGATCGACTGTGGGTACAGTCGGAGTCTTGCTCATACTACTTGCTCCCTTCTACTTGCGCTTCTTACGTGACTTCGACTTCTTGCGCTTCCTGCCGCCCTTGCCGGCAGTCTTGCTCATCGTGAGCGCGAGGCGGGCGCGCTGCCCGACCTTCCCCGGCCGTTTGGCCGCCGCTCGGACCTTGCTCTTGGGGATCTTCTTGCCCTGTGGTACTCCCAAGTCTCGGTGCAGCTGGCCCGGTCGCTTGACCGCGCTCTGCATCCACTTCTTCTTCTTGCGCTTCTTGGCCATGTTCAGTATCGCTCCGGTATCTCATGGGCCGCATACGGCTCCCACGTCGTCATCGACGCATCGCGGTACGCTTCCCAGTCATTCCCGGTCTCATGCAACTCACACATATCGCGGAACGGGCACCCGCGACAGTTTGGCATGAACAGCGGACCGGGGTTCTTGTAGTACGCCCGTTCGCCCTGACGAATCAGATACATGTCCGTGTACTCGTCAAGGACACGCTGGTGCATATTGATACGGTCTGCTCGATCACGGTACACCGGCCAGCGCTTGAAGGCTGGAGCCGCCTGCTGCTTTGAGATCGAACCGTCCTTGTTCAGCTTCCGACCCAGCTCGTCATACTTGTACGCCGGGTCTGGCGCCCACTTGCGCAGGAAGTTGTACATGATATGCGTCGGCATCTGATCGGCCCTGAGGATACCTTTACGACGCAACCACTTGGGCGCGTACGTCCAGTACGATCCCGCCTGCTCGTCCATCTGGAGCGCGTCCGTGGCGATGGCTTTCGTTGTCTTGTGCTCGGGGAAGAAGATGTCCTTGTTGGACCGATCCTCCCAAACCCCGTCGAGCGTCCCGACAAAGCGGAACCTGACGAGGCCATGTCCCTCTATCTCGACCTTGAGCGGAACGTAGAAGATTTGCTCCGACGATATGACCCGATACTGCTCGTCGGCCTCGCGATACGTCTCAACGTAACGCTCCAACATTGAGACGCCTAGGTGACCAGCTTCGTGCCAATCCCCATCCTCGTCCGTGAAGCCCTCCGCGTACTCAGACTCGCGCTTCGCCTCGAACAGACGCTCGAACACCTTAGCTGGATGCGGCCCGCGCTTGACGCCCGGCTTGTAGTAGCGGGCGAGCGCCTGGTGGACAAGGTCGCCGAACTTGAGCGGTGGAGCCTCTTCAGTCGGCTTGAGAAACTCGTTGAAGTTCCAGTGCCACTGTTGGCCACAACGCTTGAACGTTGTACGCTCCGAGTTCCGCAACAGAGGAAGGCTGGTACTGTTTCTACTCATGGGCTTCCGGCGTCGGCTGTCTGATCCACCGGCCGACCCCCGGAGTCTACCGGACGACCCCTTGCCTCGTAAAGGCGACACCGCTACGAGCGAGTTTTTCATATTAGGTCGCTCACCTTCTTGACCATATGGCGCGTCGCATCACGTTTGTGTTCGGAACCGACCACCCAAGCGCCCCAGCGCTTCATGCGCTCGTTCGTGACGTACTTCTTGGCGGCCGACGGCGATTGATACTCGATCATGATCCAACGAACCAGATGTACATTCAGAGCGAGTGTCTCCATCCCCTCTGCAACCCGGACCGGATCGAGCATTCTCTGGTCGGACCCGGCTCCATGAGCCTTCTTGAGTCGCAAGGCGAACGACTCACAGACAAGGTGTATGTCCGGTATCGCGACACCGGCGATGTTCCAGGCTGCTTGGCGGTCGCGGAACTCATCCATGATCTGCCACGCCTGTTCTGCGGGAGTGCCCTCGACCTCCCAAGCCTCCCAGTCAGCTTGTTCGATGCAACTGGTGATATCGGCGGCTGCGTGGAACAGCCCCGCTACTGCGCCGGATTTGGTTCCAGGATCGACCGCCATGACAGCGAACAGACTCGGGACGCGATGGACGAGCGGACTCATGTCCGTCCCCTGACCACATCTACCATCCAACCCTCGGGGACGTTGCCGACGTAGCGATGGTCGCGCTTGCCCTTGTAGGAGTCGCACGTCCAGGAGCGATGCGTCCGCCGATAGCAAGTCTCGACGGACCCTGTGTGGACACGGATGTACGGAATCTTGCGTCCGCTGTTCGCGGGCGGGACCGCAAGGATCATGTAGATCAATTCGCGGTGTCCCCATGTCTTGACGAACACGTCACCAGGAGTGACGAACGTGTCGTCAGTTCCTTGCTTAGCCATCAGGCTCATACCTGCTCCTTGTCTTACGCGGGGGTCCCGGCGACCCCACCTACTCCACTAGTCGAGTCGTGGCCTCCCGATCCCGTAGACGACCCCGCACGTACCCCCGTAGCGCGGGGGTGCCTACGCGATCGGGAGGTCACCCGAGCCGAGCCTCGCGCGCGAGCGTGGGGACCCCCGCGAGTCATGACCATTCTCCTACAGGTTCTGCGCGCTTGCCGGCGTGCGGCCCTTGTACATCCAAGTCCGGGTCGATGATGAATGACCCGAACTTCATCCTCGGATTACGAATGACGAGTCCGCAGTCTGCGAAGCCGTTGCGATGCACCCAGCAAATCTCGTCCCAGAAGATCGGCTCGCCGCAATGCCTACAGGGCACGCCGTCAGGAGTAGGGGTCATGGAGCGCATCCCTCAATGCGCGCATCGCGACGGCCGCGACTTGTAGGACCTCCTGGCGAGTCTCGGCCCAGTGACCCTCGAAGCGCTCCATGCGCCAGGCGATCAGCGCTTCTTCAAGCTCATCTTCGATACAGGCGAGCGCGAGCCTTGACTTACCGAGGATGGTCCCCTCGAACGGTCCGTGCTTATTGTCCTGGCGCTTGATCTCGTCTACGAGACTGCGCAATAGATCGGCTTCATCCATCATTGGATCATCCGTTCGATGGCGGCTTGGATATCTTGCGCCGCTGAGTCCATGTCGTTCGGATCCATGACGACTATCTCGTCAGCGACCTTCTGCAACTTCTGCGGGATGTGCGCGCCTTCTACGACGACGAGGATGATCGGCTTCTCATACATGATCGACGCGCCTAGCTCGATCCAGTACTTGGCGTCGCCCTTGTTCGGCTTGTCGCGCGCTCCTGGCATGATGGATACGGCGAATGCGCTCTCGAACAGCTTTGGGAACATTTCCCTGAGAGCAAGCTCGATGAACTCGTCAACCTCAGGGTCGTCTTCAGGTAGCACGGCGGGCCTCCTTCTGCTCGGCGTACGAGCCGGGGCTGAAGCTATTGTCGATGACAGCCTCAACCCGCAACCTGATCTCTCGTTCAACAACCTCGCGTTCCTCACCGTCATCCGAGATTGAGAACAGGTATTCGATCACCGCCTTCGTGATATCGTCAGCTAACACTCCGAGCCGCCTCCTACGGGTAGTCGATTCATCGCGTACGACCCGTGCTCCGGCCCCTCTCCGTGGATGAGAGGCCGGGGCTAAGGGTCGGGGTAGGGTAGCTACCCATCATGGGTTCTCCGGGCCTTTACGACCCCTGGCCTCCGGGGCCTTCATCGCCCTCGCGAAGCATGGAACCGCGCAGCTCACCGACTTCGTGACGCAGGCGACGCACCTGGTCATAGACATCTTCCTCGGGAGTGTCCTCGTCGGCATATCCGATTGCCGAGTCCATCGTCATCGCCTTGCAGGGGTGGGTGTTGAACCCGACGAAGTCAAAGCGCGCGGCGGGGAAGTTGCCGATGGCGTTGGCGACGGCGACGTTGATGTCGTCCATGATCTGGCCGACGTTGCGGTAGGTCGTCAGAGGCATCGTCAGACGCATCTGGATATCGACCACCGGTTCGCGATTGTCCCTCTTCATCGTTCCTCCATGTCTTCCGCTTTGGCGTAGCGATTGATGCTCCAGCCGCTGTGAGTGCCGCCGCCCTCGGTCTGGACCCGCCAGTTGCCGTCGCGCTGCGGACGCTCAGCGCCGTAGTCCGAGTTGCTGACAACCCGCTCCCAGCGACTGCCGATCTTGACATAGTCGCCAGGTCCGATCTCAGTGACGCCTCGGCTCGGCGCGTCGTGCCGTCTGCTCAGGCTCATCCTTTCCTCACACTGCCTCGGTCAGTTCCCCCACGCGGTCCGATACGGACAAAGTCGTGGTGGTCCGCGAAAGTGCGCCGAACCCAGAGCGCCCCTTCGTCATCCTTGCGGCCGGGGTCCGGTGCGATCAGATCGACGTTGAGTATGCCATCCATAAGGAGGACCTTGACCAACGACTCGATCTGGCGCTCATTCGCGGGGACCACGGTCGTGAGCTGGTAGGGCGGCTGGAAGTGCAACGTCTGAGTCAGACGCTCGGGCACCTGAATGGTAATGGTCTTCATCCTCTGACCTCCAGACACTTGATTGCGGCACGCGCGCGAGCGGCTTCCGCATCGCAGGCCTTGGCGTAGTCCTCTAGCTCGCGCATGAGACCGATGTCCTTCCGCATCTCATCGTTCGCGCGCTGACCGTAGGTCCTCTGGCGCTTGTACTGTGGCTTGGGCGGCAACGGTGCGTGCCTCCTTGCGGGCTGTTCCTCCGTGTCGACGATCCGCAAAGACGGGTCGCCGCGATGGACATCGCCCTCGTCGAGATTGATACGCCTACGAGTGATACTATCGATGCTCACTACTTCTGCCCCCTCCTGTTCTTCTTCTTGTTCCTGATACGTCGTATGCGCAAGCGTCGCATAGCGATACGCTGTTCCTCCCTGAAGCAAGGAGTGCACAAGCCTCGGCGCTCGCCTGTCTTCGCCTCCGTGAAGGCGTAGTCGGCGTGTCTGTCGGGATGGTTGTCGCATACCGTCTTGTACGTTGGTACGTACTCCGACAGCTTACGCGGCGGTCTGCGCTTCGGCTTCCTTGGCATCGAGGTAGGTCTTGTCGTCGTTGCGTATGACGATCACCTGGCTCGTGCGGATGATGTGCTCCTTACCGCGCTGGTATCCGTTCTGGGGAACGAACTTGACCCACTGGACCGATTGCTCGTCCATGAAGAACTCCGCACCCTTGGGAGCGTGGAACTGCTCGTCGCTCGCTGGGTAGCGGATGATCAAGGGGTACTTCAACTCGATGTTCTCGTACATGACTACTCCTATCGTTGGTACTGCTGGACATATCCGGGCACGCTCATGACGCGCCCGTCCTTCAAGCTTTTGACCGGGGTCTTGACGTCGGCGGGATCGCCGCTCTTCGTCAACGCCCAGGCTCGGACCTGGCCGAGGTCCAGCCCCTGAACGACGGGCCGGTTGTTGTCATCCATGCCGAGAATCGGATGCGGCGGGATTGTGACTCCCATATGCTCGTTGCTTACCGCGACCTCGCGCTTCCACCAGAGCGAGGCGACAACGCGGCGCTGTTGCATCGTCAGCACGTTCAGCTGCGGGTGTCGCCCGAGTTCGCGCGCCCATGACTCGATGAGTTCGTGGCGCTTGTCCGCGAGCGTACCGGGCGTTGCCTTCGTAAGGAACTGCGTCATTATACTTCCTCCATCTTCTGTCGCAGGAGGCGACGGATGTCTAGGATGTTCTTGTTAGTCACGGCCTTGCCTTGCGTGACCTCTGCGATGTACTGTTGGATCGTTCCGCGCGTCCTGTAGTAGTAGACGCGCAAGCTCTCCGTCCGCGAGCCACGGTCGCCGCGATCCTCCAACTGCTCCTGATCGTCTGGGTTCCATGTTTCGTCAAGGATATGGATCGACCCGGCTTCCTCCAGGTTGAGGCTCACGCCGCCGGTCGTCGTCGTCATGACGATTACGTACGGCCGCTCGTCACCCTCCTTGAACTTCTTGAGGATCGAGCGCGAGTCCTTGGTCTCGCCGGTTAGCGCATCGCAGTGGATACCGGCCTTCCGCAAGACCGGCACGAGCATGTCGACCATTCGCTTCGACTCGCTTGCTACGATAGCTCGCGCCCGAGGCTCTGGGTCCGTCTTGCGGATACCCTCGTTGTCGAGCTTCTCCAAGAGGTCCTGGACCTTGCCGCTATCGGGCGTCGGCGTGACGATGATCTCCTCATCGCCGTTGCGCTTAGTCCTGGTCTCCAACGTACAGGTCGCGTTAGCGAACTGCTTCAGGCGCGCGTACTCGGCAAGTACGTTCGTCGCGCTCAAGCGCTGTTCCTCGATCCTGATCTCCGCGTCGCGTTGGAACGCCTCGTACTGCTTACTCTGCTTGGGAGTCATCGAGCAGGCGACATCGATGATCGTCTTCTCGGGCAGACCGGGTAGCGCCTCGCGCTTCAGGCGCCTGACCATATGCTTCGCGTGCGCCTCGTAGAACTGATCCTCGCGACCGGGCTGGATGCCGAGTATGTCCTTGCCGAACCCGTTGTCGTCTATGACGAGCCACTGCTCAGCCCAGCGCCACTTGGACGTATAGCTCTGCGGCTCAAGCCATTGGAGGATCGGGAACAACTTGATCGGCTTACCGCCCATCGGCGTCCCGCTCATCGCGCAACGCTTCTGCGCTTTGACGAGGCCGACGCTGATCCTGAAGAGCGAGTCCGGATTGCCGAGTCCCGCCTTGTGGAACTCGTCGATGTTGAACGTAGCGAACTCAGTCTTGAGTAGTCGCTTCTGTAGCTCGGAGCGGTACGTGTAGATGTTACCCTTGCGGTCACGGTGGCAGACCTCCGCACCTGACCATTTCATGTCCCACTCGGCGTAGTCCTCGGCATAGAACTCGTCAGGCGGCTCTGGGACCTTCTTGACGCGGATGAAGTCCGGGTTGAGACAGATGAACATCGGAGGGTGGTCCTTGACCGTCGCATGCTCCGTGAGCGCCTCATTGACCTCGTACTCGCGCTCTGCTAGGTCCTCAGCCGTGTAGACCCAGGCGTCGGGGAGGAAGCGGTCAATCTCCTCAAGCCAGACGTTCTCCAGCGAGCGGACCGGCGCGCAGACGAGATGGATCGAACCGGGTTGGAACAGGTCGGCCTCCACGACCGCGCCGAGCCACTCCAACGTCTTGCCGGTTCCCATCTGGTTCGCGTTGAGCGTATTCGTCTGCGCCATCATGGCGATGTCCGCTCGCTGGTACGGTCGCGGATCGCGCTTGGTCATGAGCGGATGCGGCTTACCATCCGGCCCCGGCGGCAGGCTGAGTTCCGTCAGCGGCTCGCCCGCGATTGCTCGCGCGATCCGGTCGGCGCGCGAGGGGACGATGCTCAGTTCGGCATCGCTTGCGCTGGTAAGCGACTTGAGGTTCCGTTCCTTGCGGCGCTCGGCGCGACCCCAGGACCTGAGACCTTCGCCGATCTCAAGCCCCATGCCGAACTCCTCACGCAGACGCTCGCCGCTGACGAGGTCGAGCGGGAGTCGCCAGAGCGGACCGCCCTTGTCGAGCGGGACGAACCGCGCGCCAGGGACGCGCTTGACCGCCGCGACCGCATCGGGGCTGTACTTGAAGTACACGTCGATACGGTCACCGGCCTCGTTGAGTTCTGCGAAGCATCTCATGACCCAAGCCTCCGCGCGTCGCGCTTTGCCGATGAGACGGAACTGGAACGGCAGATCATCAGTCATCGTCGCCCGGTCGCGGCCAGCCAGCGCGAGTCTCGCCAGCGAGCGAATCGTCGTCATCGGTCGGCAGTTCGGCCGCGTCTTTGTTGATCAGATCGACGACATTGACGAGGTTCTTGAGCAGCTCGTCGGGGAAGAGCATGACGTCGCCAAAAACATTCAGCTCGCCGCTTGGGACATCGAACTGCTCGTCGCGCGGAACTCGCCAGACAGCGATGTCGAACTCGGGCATATCGCTCTCTTTGAGCGAGGCCAAGTGAAGTCCGATTAGATACATCATGTTACTTGATCCTCCTAGGGATCGGCTTGATAGATATGCGGGGCGACGGCTTCAGGGTCACCGCTCCCTGGAACGGCCAGGGAGCAATTACCGCCGCCCCGCCCTACGGAGTCTAGCGCGCTTCCTGTGGAAGCGTATGCCGGTGACACGACGAGTTTCGGCTCGCGCGCCCGAGCGGAGCATCGCGTACGAGGCTTGTTCCGGCCCGCCTCCGTGGCTGCGCCGCCGGATCGAAGGGTAGGGGTCGGATCGCCTGGCATCATGTACTCTCGCGGCCTTCTAGCGGCCTGGCTTCTTCTCGTCAGGATGCTCGCCGGGGAGCCATGACGCCTTGAAGCAGTACGTGCAAGGCCGGGTCTTGAAGACGCGCCCCTGAAAGTCGCCCTTGCTACGAGCGAGCAGGAGCGCGTCCTCTGCGGGCTGCATCGCGCGCCAGGCCTTGTTGACCAGCGCCTTGCCTCCGCACTGCGGGCAGGTAATCCCCAGGAGCTTGCGCTTGCCCTGGACGACCTCCTTGACCTCCCAGGTCTTCATCGTAGACTTGACGCTGGTCTCCATGGCTATGCCCCGTTGTTGACGGTGACCTCGGCGTTGTCGACATAGTCCCACGCCAGATCGTCGTCGCCGTCGAACACGACACCGATGGTATCGTTGCCGTCGCGGTAGACGCAGATGAGGCCGTACTTGTCGTTGATGCGGACTCGATCACCGACATCGGGACGGTCCGGGTTCTGCTCGGCCGGCACGTCGGTCGAGAGTACGGTCACGCCCTCGTCCTGCGCCATGACGTGAACGACTCTGCGCGCTTCGTCATCGCTGACGATGAGCGCGCCTTCGCCGGGGTAGACGCGCATGAGTGCGTCCACGACGGTCTTCTGCCGAAGGTTCACTTGACCTTCTCCGACAAGCGGTACGAGTCACCGCTGTGCTCGACGAGAGTCATGGGCATGCCCCGTCCGCCGACGACGACAGTGTCGCCCAGGTTGGTTTCCTCGATGTAGATCATCGGGACCGGCTGGCGAGTCTCGGCTTCCTCGCCACTGAGCTGATCCATGATGATGCGAGCGAACTCCGCAGCCGCCGCCGCGCTCAGCTCGATGCGCGCTTGGTTGTTGTTTACGATGGGCATCCTACCGTTCCTCCTTTGTTGGTACGAGTCCGGTACTGCCGCAGTAAGAGCAAGGGAAGTCGCCGGGATGGAGCCGGTCGATCCTGCTCATGAACGGCGCGTCGGCTACGCTCATGATCTGGAACGACTGATTCAACTCGCGTGGGCAAACTCCCTCGGTGCCGTGACAGCCCCGCACGGGACAGGGCTGGGTCGGTCCGCAACAGAGCACCTGAAGGTAGCGAAGCCGCGCTTGGAGGTAGCGCCCGCCCTGGCGGACGATCTGCCGACGTACCTCGAACATCGCGCGGTTATGTTCACCGATCATCGAGTCTCGCCTCCACTTCCTTGAGGACGCGCTTGCACCAGAAGTACTGATACGTGTTGAACGCGATAGCCGCGACTGACATGACGATCGTAGCTATCAGAATCGCGTAGTGCATTCAGATGACGGTGACATCGACGGGGACACCGAGCTTGCGAGCGATGTTGATAGTCATCCACTCGCCGCTCCTGTAGAAATGCTCCGACCTGACGAACGCGATCAGTAGGTCCGCTCCCTCGACCATGAGGTTGTTGCGGATACGGTACGGCTCGTTGCCGGACGGGCAGCGAATGATCGTTGCGCGCGGTGCGAGTTCCTCAACGAGGTCGGCGTTGTGAGGCGCGGCCGGGACGTACAGCTCAACGATCAGGACATCGCCCATGATCGCTTGGCGGGCAGCGATGGTATCGACGCCGTGCGCGCAACCCGAGCGCCAGGTGTCGAGCGTCGCATTCCGCTCTTGGTAGTCCTGTTGTTCCAACCGCTCAACGACGGGGAACTCCTGTTGTCGAGTTAGCTCACTTGGTCCGGTGAACGCTACGATCATACCGTTTGACCTCCTTGGGTCATAGCTTGATGAACAGGTACGGCGTCGGGGTAGTCTAGCGCGCGCTGGATGACGCGCGCTAGACCCCTTGGTTCAGGCGGCGGCGGCTTCCTGGTCGCGTCCTGCGATCCAGTTCATCGCCTCAGGTCGCAGGCTATCGCGACTGCCCACCATCGTCGAGTACATGACCTTGTTACCGTCATTCGACAGGACGGCGAGGGTCCAGAGATCATCGCGCTGCGCGATGCCGGCGATGATGTGCTCGACACCGGAGTCCGATTGTACGACCTCGATGTAAATGTTACTTGTCAACTTTTCACCTCCCTTCATGATCCGATTTCCGGAGTGCGTCGTAGGCCGCGCGACGGGTTGCCGTGAAGGTTCGCCTCGGCTCCGGCACGCGCGCCCGCATTGCGGGCTGACCAGTCGATCTTGCGAGTGTCGGTCTTGTAGCGGACCGGCTTGCGTCGCGCGACGCAACGCGGACGCGAGCACTTCGGGTCGTTGCACTTGGCCGTGTGACAGTTGTCGCACTCGCAGTTGGCCGGGTGCGGCCGCAGGTCAGGGAAGAACTCCCAGAGCGCCTCCTTGACGAGCGCGTTGATATCTCGGAGCGCGAGCGCCGCCGAGTTGCCGGTGTGGGCGGCATCGTACGACTGCTCGCTCTCGCGCCTCATGCGAGCGAGGCGACTGTCGATCTCGTAGGCGAAGCCGGCAGCGAAGTGCTCGCGGTACGTCTTAACGTTCGTGTACGTCTGCGGCCTGCCGGTTTCCTTGCACCAGGCGCGGTAGCGGCGGACCAAGCGCTCGCTGAGCAGAAAGCGCTCGCGACAGAAGTGCTTCCAGTCGGCGCGCTCGCGCGGGAAGGCAACGCCGGGGTTGGGGTCCTCGATGTGGCCAGCCTCGATGAGGCGGCGGGTGACGGTGTCCCAGCCGTACCCGGCCTCGCGCATCGCGGCGAGGTTCTCCTCAAGGCTCAGCGACTCCTGCGGGCGCGGGTCGGCCTTGGACGTCAGCTGGAGTAGCAGGCTCGTGAAGAGCATGTCGAAGTAGTCGATGTCGGCCTCCATGCCGACCACCGGGATCGTCTTCTGGTTCAGGTCCCAGTGCTTCGATACCGAGATCACGCGACAGTGTCGCGCGGTCGCGCCCCAGAGCGTCCAGCACGCCGCCCTGAGCCAGGACTCGTGCGTATCCGACCACCAGCTGAAGTCGAACTCGCGCTTGACGGGAAGGATGTTCTGTCCCTCCTTCGCCATCTCAACTTCCCACGACTCAATCGCGTAGGCGGTCATGAGTTCGTCGGCCTTCTGCCGGAAGACCTCGGCCTCCGCGTCACCGACCGCCGAGTCGTTGGCCTTGGCGAGCAGCTTGCGGACCGTCTCAAGCATCTTGTTCTTACGTTCGTCCGTCATGTTACTTTGACCTCCTTGGGTCGCTTGCGTTTAGAGGATCGGCTGGGAGTAGTCGTACTTGTCGGTGTCTTCGACGTCACCGGCAGGGTCGAGTCCCGCGTCGCTGATCGCGCGGCGAGCCGCGCTGACGCGACGCTTCCACTCGTCCTCCTCATGCCAGTAGCCGCCGCAGACCGGGCCGATGGAGAGCGCGCGGCTGATCCGGTTCGTGAGCCGGAGGCCGCATCGTGAGCAACATCCGATCTCAGCGCCGTAGCGGTGGGCGCACTCCCAGGCCCCCGCCTCCTTGATCTTGCTGACGATACTGAGCGCCGACTTGAACGGTATCTCACTCTCGTCGGGGCCATGCTCGACGTAGAGCTTGAAGTAGTTGGGGTTGCGGGTCCCGCGCCAGAGGCGGTAGAACCGCAGCTCACCGTCCTCGTTCTCGATGGCGTACCGGCCGGTGGGCAGGTCATCCGCTGACGGGACGGTCGCGCTCGCGCCGCCGCGCTGAACGTTACGCTCGCGCGGTAGCTGCGGGAACGTCAGTAGGTGCTCGATCCAGCGGCTCGCGGTCGGCTTGTCGAGGTCGGCCGCGCGCTCCTTGAGGTCCGCGATTGCGGCGGCGTACTCTTCGTCAGTCGCGGCGAGGACCTTGGGGGACTGACGGAGGTCGCGCTCATCGAGCAGGTCGGTGAGGAACTTCAGCTGAGGCGCGGTGATTCCATTCTCGGCGGCGAACTCAGCGGGCACAGGCGTCCTTCTCATCTTACTTGATCCTCCTTAGGATCGGCTTGATTAGCGGGGCGGTTCCCCTACGGGGGAGTATAGCGCGGTTCTTGCTGGTAGCCTGCCCTGCGGGCGAAACTCGTGGCCACAGCCCAGAACGAGGCGGGGCCGCCAAGGGGAGGAACGTCAGCCAGCCCTGGCGGCCCCACGGGGCGGGGCCACCCGACTCTGGCGGGCGAGCCGGGCAGCCCCACGTCTTGCGAGGACTTACCGAATGTCTACGATGTCCTTCACCCTCACGGTCCTCAGTCCGCCCTTCGATGAGATGAACTGAATGAGGTCATCCTTGCGCTCGCCGTGAGAGTCAGTCGGTCCGGCGGGAAGCCAGCGCCGGACCGACGTGACGTGGTGTTCCCCTTCGACCATCGGCATGCGGGTTCCGTCGCCGCGTGTATGGTGAGGAGATATGACGTAGACCTTTCTGCCCTTGAGCAGATGGTAGTTGCGCTCGGTCAGTCCTCGCTTGAAGGGCGGGAGCGACGGCGCTTGCCGGCGGTCTTGGGCTTGTCGGCCGTCTTGGTCGCCGTGCCGGACTTGGAGCGCGAGCGCTTGGGCTTGGGGGCCTCCTCCTGCTCGTCCTCGTCCTCCATGTCCTCGTCCTCGTCGTCAGCGCCGCCGTTGCTCGTGTAGATGCGGCCCTCGACGTCAGCGCCGCCCTCGGCCGCCAGCTCCTTGGCCTCGGCGACGGTGATCCCGAGCGACGTGGCGATGGAGTACCAGGCGACGCCCGCGTTGCGGGCCTCGGCCACCGACTCCGGATCGTCGGTCAGGCCCTCGACCTTGGCGTTCGTGAGGCGGGCGATGTGCGGTCGCAGCTGGGCGCCGTTGAAGCCGAGTTCCTCCTGGACCTCGACCCAGGTGGCGCCTTCCTCGCGCATGTCGGCCGCGCGCTGGGCGATGTCCTCGGTGATCCGTCGGCGCGTCGATGCCGGCTCGTCGTCCTCGTCCTCGTCATCCTCGTCCTCGTCAGCCTCGGCCTCGGCGGCCTTGGCCTTCGCCCGACGGGATGTCCCGGTCTTCTTGGCGGCGGCGGTATCCGCTGCCTTCTTCCTACGTGCCTGGGGCATTAGCCCTCCTTTGTTACGGTGCCCACCCCCTTGGCAGGCTCCCTATTGGCATAGCCGACTATACTGGAAACTCTTTGAGAAGTCTAGCGATCCGTTCGGACAAACGTTCGGCCTGGACAGAGGCACCGATGATGGAGCCTGCGTCCTCTGCGAAGAACGTCAGCTCATGCATGAGTCGTTCAGCATCGGCTCGTGTCTTGATCTCCAGTATGACCTCGCGCGGAGAAAGTGCGTGGACGCTCAGGATTTGCAGGACGCGCGCGATACCGTCATCATTGAGCCGGTTGTACGCAACGAGCCAGGAGACCATCATGCGACAAAGATCGCCGGTTGTCTCGATTGTTGGCAGACTCTCAGCCTGAGTCGAAGGCGTCTGGTCTGATCGCTTACCAACGGGCATGGGCGCGGGCTTGAGCTTACGCGGACTCCAAGTGAGCGGATGTTCAGCGACGGGTCGGCCCTGGGCGTCGAGGATCACTTGCCAGAAGCCTGTCCTGCGGATACCGTCCGCCGCCTGGACCAGGGCTGTCCTCACAACCCCATCCGCGCTCGGGACGAGGGTGACGTGAAGGTTCCGGCGCGTGACCCAGAAGCGCCTCATGACCAGTAGCTTGACGCCCGGCCCGACGACCCGCATCAAGCTATCAGTCTGCTCGTTGAACTCGAAGTCCTTGCCGGGTCGGAGGCCGAACCTGAGCAGAGTGTCGTACAGGTACGGCATCTACCCGTAGATCATGAGCCAGCGTTCGTCGTCATCGGTCGCGGAGGCGGGATGCTCTGTCGCGAACCGCTCCCATGTCGGTCGGCCGAGCGCCTTGGCGCAACGAATGATATCGTCGGCCGAGTACAGGACGCGGGTGGCGCCGACATCCTCCATGCAGAAGCGGTCGATGTTGTACGCGAGGTCGTTCCATGCGGGCGTATTGTCGAACAACCAGGTGACGTTTACGAACCCCATGTACGACGGATCGCCTTCGTCAGAGAACGAGCGCCAGCGGACGCGCGCCTCCTCAGGGATCATGTGCTCGGTGAGGCTCGTGTCCATGAAGATCGTTCGGCCGACGATGCGCTCGAACGACGACTCTGTCTCTGCGGCGTGGACGCGCAGCTGGCCCCAGCCGGTTCGCCCCGGCTCGCCGGCAATCTCTGCGCCGTCGGCGGTGATGACCCAGCCGACCTCGCGGTTCATGAGGTCAGGCATACTTCCCGCCCAGCTTGCTCAGGCCCGGTACGACGAGCTTGTTGACCGTCACGCGCGTGCCGAGTAGCTCTATGCCGTGAAGCGGAGCGTTGCGGTCGATGACTCCGAACACGACATCGCCGAGAATCTCGGCATCGTTCTCGTTCGGCGGCGGGTCATTCTCGTCGGACGTCATCGGCACGGCGAGGTAGATGATCGCGTACTTGGTGACCATCTACTCCACCACCATGAGTTCTTCGCACTTGCCGGTCGCGGCGTTCCACTCCGGCTCCGGGTCGCCATCGGGTCCGGGGATCATCCGGCCCTCCTTGAACTCCCACTCGCTTGTCGAGTATTCCTCGACGCTGCCCTCTCCGTACTTGATCTTGATCGACGGCGGGTTCATGATCGACTGGCCGGTGTTGTCGTCGACGTCACCCTCGAAGTCGCTGATCTCGATGACCTCGGCGATGTTCCAGTTCGGCGTCGGCGGGTCCTCATAGAACCTCACCTTGGTGCCGACCTTGATCTCCTTGCCCTCGAAGTCGAGGACTGTTACTGTGAACTCGGTCATAGCTTCCTTTCATAGTCGCGCTTGATACGTTCGTCCGCGAGGCGGAATGCCTCTGTTACTTTGGCGAGGCCCTCGTACATCATCCGCCGCTCGCGCTCGCTGAGTCCTGGGTACTCCAACGGGCACTCGACCGACACGGTGCGCGTCTTATTGATCATGTCCGTGAAGTCTCGGACTTTGATCGTACGCGGAGGACCCTCATGTTTCCTCCCCAGTCTTGCTAGATACTTTCGCATACTCCTTCCTTTGTTGTACGTTCCCCGACCTACCCGAAAGACTAGCGCGGAAGCTGTTGCGCAGCTTGATCTGACATCGCGGATTCGCGTTGTCACGTCAGACCTCCCCGAATATCAGCAGCCACAGTAACCCGAGCGCAACGGCGACGAGGACGATGACCGCGACGATCTGAAGCGGAAGTGGTAAGTGATCCCAGAGAATGTCGCTCAGCAGAAGAGGATGAGTGTGCATGCGAGGATGACGTTGATGAGGATTGAGATTATCAGAACCAGGTACAGCAAGCTTGCGCTAAGTCCGGGCTTGCCTCCGTTGTAAGGATCGGGGTACATGAACCTCCCTTGGGACAGCTGAGGGCGAGCGGTTGCCCGCCCGCCCTCCGCTTGTTAGCAGTTCGGCCAGGCGTCGTACGTGACGCGCGATGCTACCTGGTCCTGGATCCACTCAGGCGCATTTCCGTATGCGCCAGGGTCGCCTCCGTGCGCCACCCAGGTCCCATAGTCGAACTGATACTTGCCCCAGTACTGTCCACTGGGACTGACTACTTGCGGGTTCCCTCCCGACTCGCAGTCAGGGTTCACCATCGAGTTGCTAGACCCGCCATTGGCGACGGTCTGGTCGGTCCGCACCCCGGCAGGGGGCTGGGGCGGTGGGACGGCTTCGCTGTGAGAGTAGGCGGGCGACCTGAGCAGCTTGACTAGCTGCCGGTTGCTTCGTCGTATCTCAGAGCAGACCGCGTTGAACGTCACGCCCTTGAATCGGACGCCGTTCTTGCGGATGTTACGTCCCGGCGCTCTGGTCCCGAGCCGGTGCGCTACTTGACGGTAGTGCTTTGAGTACGACCGCTCCAACTTGCTTGGGCAGTCCGAGCGGTCGGCCATGGCCTCTGGGGCCGTGGCAAGCACCGCGAGCGACGCCAGCGGTACTAGCAATACATAACGCATAAGCCTTGATCAGCACGCCTTGTCGGTACGTGACTTCCCCGAGCCGCCTCCCCAGCGGCAGCGCGCAGACCAGTAGCTCACCTCCTTGGGTTGTGGGTTGACGGGAAGTTAGCGGGAGCGAAACAAGTCTTTGACTAGGTCGTTCATCGCTCCGTGCGAGTCGTGATCGACTGGTATCCAGGCGCCATCGACCCGAGCGTACGTTGACTTGCCCTTGTCGTGCCAGATGACAAGATAGACGCGCCCTGCTTCTTCCTCGATATGCGCCTGAACCTCAATCATTCTCGGTCGTGTCGTGCGCGAGGCAATCATCCTCGGCCGCTTGGTGCGTGTCGCGGACGGGGCCGACCCAACCGCACTTGCAGTATGCTTGCCAATGGACAGGTCCACCGACCTTCTGGCGCTTGATCGGCTCGGCTCGATGGTAGTCGAACGGAACGCTCATGGCAGCCTCGATGTAATCGTGGATGGGGTTGTTTGGGTCCTGCAGCGCCAGTTGGACCTCCCAGTCCTTGTCCCAACTCATGAGACGCGGGCGATGTTGACGTCGCCGTCGGGATTGACACTGATCATGACGCGACGCTCGCCGCCGAACAGCCCGGCAAGGAGCCAGACGATGAGCCAGAGGCCAAACGTCACGCAACTCAGCAGAAGGTGCAGGATGTGGTTGACAGGGCGACCGATGACTATGACAGCATCGTACTCGCTCTGGCTCTCGATCCGCGCGACCCAGCGCGTCACCTGGAATGACGGAGCCGCCGTCATCTGCGCATAGACAGCGGCGGCGAGTCGCTGCTTGCGGATGTCAGGAGTCATCGTGCTACCCAGGCACCACGGATGAACGGTTCCTCATCGACCGCGCCGTCGGACTTGACTGCGTAGATCGCGCCGGTCGCACGCCACATGGCGATCTTGCGCTCGCCTTCCAGGTGGACCCAGACATCGACCAGGAGCCAGGGTGACGCGCGCTCGATCTTGAAGGTGACGGACTCGACGTCAAGGCGGACGAGCGCCTGGTGCAGCTGATTGAGCTCACGCTCAGACGGGTATCGGATCATCCGATGCCCCGGTAGTAGTTGATCGTAGGGATCAGCGCCTCGACCTCGTGCATCAGCCACTCCTGGCTTGGGTTGCTGGGCTGCACGAGGCAGGACTCGATGTATCCCTCGGCGATGTCGCGGCTACTGACCTTGCGTTCCTCGACGGTGTCCATGTAGTCGCTGACGAACTGCGCGAGGTCGGCGTTGTACGCGACGCCGTGGTGGGCATCTTCGCTCATGAGACCTTGACCTCCCCGTTCTTGACCTTGACGTTCGCGTACCAGCGGCGGTTCTGGTACGGGTCGGGACCGACGACCGACAACTCCCAGTCGGTCGAGTGCTCGGCGAGGCTGAGCAGATCGTCCAGCTCGATGAAGCCGGGGAGGAAGTCAGCGTGGACCATCGCCGTCTGGTCGAAGACGACGTTGCCCTTCTCGCGGACCGCCGCCTTGAGGGCTGCCTTGGTCAGCAGGCGCGTGCCTTCATTGGTCATCGCGCCGACGTTTACGTAGAGCATTGTACTCCTTTCAGTCGTGGACGTAGGGTTGGGGAAGGCCGGTGTGCAGCAGGCAGCTCGGGCCGTACCAGGGCTGCCCGTTGAGGCGGACGCGCCCCGACCAGGAGCGCGCGTAGTACCAGGAGCTGACGGTCCAGCTGCCGTTGACTTCGAGTTCCCAGACCTCGGTCATCGGTGGAACATCCTCCACACGAGGTTGCGGACAAGCGCGACAGCGAGCGGCGCGCGTCTGTAAAAGACGCGCGTACCGATTCGCAGCGGGAGCGGGCGGAACAGAACGGGCCTAGTCATTGAAGACCCGGACGATGAAGCGGTTGTGGAACGTAGCCGCGATGGGCTGGTAGTCCCAGTGGGCGATCCCGTCCTCGCTGCGCTCGACGTGCTCCAGCGCGATGACGAGTTCCTCTCCGGTTCGCTCGCTCACGAGCGTGTAGCCTTCGTCGCACGCGTCATCCCAGACGCGCGACGGGCGGGGCAGCGATGAGTCCTCGGCGACGAACAGGGACTTGTCGGGGACCCAAGTGAAGTGCTGGGTTCCGATTCGGGTTGGGGACAGTAGAGCCATCTTACTTTGACCTCCTAGGTCGCTTGAGTTCAGCGGGCCGATCCCGCTCGCGCTAAGGGTAGCGCGTTTCCTGCTGAAGGCATACCCTGCTCGACGATGATGTCATGTCACCTTCGCTTCGTCATGATTACGAGTAGCACGGCGACGATCATCAGGACAACGACGCCACAGAGGATCGCGATGATGAGCAGGTCGTGGAGCGTGAGCGAGTCTATGCTGGTTGATGTCATAGGCCGGTAGTCTACCGGCTGGTGTCAATCAAGTCGCTCGATATACATCGCCACATCGTCGTTGTAGTCCATGGCCTGACCGACGCCATCGATCCAACCATCAATCACGGCCTTGTTGTCCTTGCCGTCCTCGCCTTGACAGGCAGGATCGTTGTCGGCTATGTCCTGGAGGAACTTAGCTAGCAGATTCAAGAAGCGTTGGTTCTTGCGAACCTTGCGATGTATCTTCCTCGCATACTTATCCATCAGTCCTCCGCCCTGAGGTATCGCTTTGCCTGGATATTGAGAATGATGCGCTGGCGCTGGAGGTTGTCCTCGACTGTCTGCTCCAATAGCTTCTCAAGTCTGCTGTTGAACCTCGTGCCCTTATCCTCATAGTCCTCTGCGGCATCTACCAGGAGATCGCAAGTGAACTCGACGAATGGTTTGTCGTACGGCAGGCGACCCTCCTTGTCGAGGTAGGCCGCTTTGTAGAAACCCAGGAGCATGATGAGCCTGTAGCGATCCAGCCTGTACTCGGCGGCGGGTGTGATGTGAGTGAGTGCCATCTTGAGCGCTCGCTGGATCGCTATGTTGGGAGCAAGTTTGCGGAACTCGACTGTGGTGACAGGGTTCTGTGACATGAGTAGATTCTACCGGACGAATCGTTGAGAGTCGAGTCTGAAGTGCCATCAGCGCTGCGACAGTCTTGGCAAGGGGCTGACAATATGACGAGTGATGACTGTTGGTGGACTCGCGTACGTCGGGGATGCGCGCGCGTATCCCCGCATCCCCGCGCGCGCGAGGGCTATTGTGCCCATGGGAAGCAATTGACTCAGAACTGACTATGTCGTGATGGCTATACGCGCGCGGGGCTTTCCGAGCGGGGGTGTTGTCAGTAGGTCGCGAAGAAGTGAGTGGGAGCAGGAGAGGGGAGGGAACGAGGCGAGAGAGGTCGGGCATCGCGCTGGCGCGGATAGCTCCGCGCGAGACATCATGTTGTGGTGGTGTTGAAAGGCGGTGCTGCTTGATGTAGGCGCGGCGCTCGCGCGAGAGCGTGGCCGCGGAGCATTAGCTCTCAGGTGTGTTCCGTGGGCGCTCCGTGGCTGCGCGGGACTCTGGAAGGGGTAGGGTAGGGTCGGGTGCATCATGGGCTCTCGTGGGCGCGTATGGGTTGGTGGTTCGCAGATGTGAGTGCAGATGTGAAAAGGCCCGGCACTTTGGCCGGGCCTTTTGCGCTACTTGCGGAGCTTGGGCAGCAGGAACAAGAGCGTGATGAACAGGAGGGTCGCGAGCGTCATCGCTGGTCGAGTAGGTCGACAGCGGCAGCGAGGGTTGAGACGGTGGCGATCCTCTTGTCGATGATTCGGCCGGTCTCTGTCGCGCGGTAGACGGCCCACTCGATGTCGTTGTCTGTCTGGGACGGGGCGATCTGACCGATGCGGTCGTCGCCTTGGTAGACGTTGAGCGTGTCGTCGAACGCGACCGTCAGGGTAGGCGGGGACTGGATCATGAGACTGGGCCAGTCCACTTGTTGCCGCGGACCTTGCGGAGTGTCCTTCTGGGAGACAGGACGACACCGTTGGTGCGGTACGGCTCGGGCTTGCTGTACTCGGTGCGGCGGCTTTGCCCGTTGGGGTGTTGCGGGTTGAAGGGCTTGCGCCGCTGGGGGCGGGGCATCAGTTGACCTCCAGGTACTCGGCAACGATGTTCATGCCGGTTGTCGTCAGGGTTCCGCCGGGGCACTGGCCCGCGTCGGTTGCGGCGGCGATGGCGCCGCGCTGAACGCTGTTGAAGCGGTCGGGGTCGCCATCGACCTTGCGCCAGGCCTCCTGGAGCGCGTGGCCGAGGCGCGAGGCCGCCATGTCGCGGACGACCTCGCTGAGGGGTCGGAACTTGTCGTCGGGGGTCATGCTAGTTGACCTCAACGGTTGCGGTCTGCGGGACGAAGACGCCCCAGTACATGCCGACCGGGCGGACGCGGGCGGTGATGCCGTCGGCCTTGAGGCTCTGCTTGAGGAGCAGGGCGGACTGGCGGCGGGGGAACTTGACGAGCAGGGTCATTCGGGTTGCCTCCTTGAGGCGCTTGAGGGTTGATCGGGGGTTCCCGATCCGTCAACCTCGCGGGTTGGCGCGAGATTGGCGGATCGGGCGGGGCTTGCGCCCCGCCCTTTCCTTGGGCTAGGCCGCCTTCTTGGCGGCGCGGCGGGCGCGGGCCTTGGGGGCGGGCTTCGGCTTGGCCTCGGCCTTGGGCTCCGGCTTGACCTCCGCCTTGGCGGCGGGCTTGGCGCGGTAGACGCGGGACTCGGCCGGCATCTTGTCCGACTGGGCGCCGAGCATGCGGCACTTCGCCTCGCTGACCCCGAGCGCGTCCGCGATCGAGTACCAGGCCATGCCTCGCGCCCTCGCGAGGGCGATGGAGTCCGCGTCGAGCTTGACCGGCTCGACGAAGGCGTAGGGGCTGTCGACCCGGTCGCCCTTCTGGACCGGCGCGCGGTTCAGTTCGACCTGGTGGAGGTGCTTCGCGATGTGGGGCCGGAGGGTCGCGCCGTTGAAGCCGGTGGCCTCGATGACCTGGGCCCAGGACCCGCCGCCCTCGCGGATGCGGAGGGCCTTGATGACGTCGTCCTTGCCGACGGTACGCTTGCTGCTAGACATGATACGTTCCTTCCGGTTGCGCCGTTCCCGGGCGCGCGGGGCAGGAGGGCCGTTCCCTCCTTACACCTCTATTATCGGCTCGCGGGCGGTGCGGGTCGATAGAACGAACGTCCGTCTTTGCTTGAGGGGTAAGATGTTTCCCGGGAAGCATTCCATCTGCCTGGAAGCCGGTGTGGGTGGGGATGCAACGCGCGAGTAGGCGCGCGGGTTGGCGAGCGCGCGTTGGTTCCGTCGCTGTGCTAGGGGGCCATGTCCATGGCAGCTGAGGGCGGGCCTGCAGGTAGAGTAGGGGTCGTGTGGTGGAGCACGTACGTGGGCGTAGATGTGTGTTGGACTGGATTCCAGTCCATCACCCCTGCAATCCGGTGTAATGGCACACCGGATGGCGCCCGCACTCCCCTGCTCCGAAACTTGTTTCCCCTGGGGCATGATCGAAAAAGGTAAGATGTTTGCCGTTACAACAGAAATGACCCTCCTCATCGTCGCCGTCGTCCTCCTGGCGATCATCGTGATCTGGCTCATTGCCGGCCGTCGAAGGGGCCTCTGACTTAGTCATGCCGAAACGTCCGCCCCCAGACGACGGACAGCCTGGCTCGGGCCGAGGCTCAGGCCAAGACTCCAGGCCCCATGCCGAGGTATACGACCTGAGCACGCGGCGCGGGCGGTCCAACCAGCGACAGGCCAACCGCGCCGCCAGGCTCGCCCGCAAGGCAAAACGCCAAGCCGCCGCCAAGCAAGCCGACGAGCCACCGACCAAGCGAATCAGGAAGCCCCGCTGCAAGGGCACGACGACACTCGGCCGCCGCTGTCGGGCTGCAGCCCAGCGCAACGGCTTCTGTATCATGCACTCGCCCGAGAAACAGAAGCATTTGGAGTTGATGGCCGAGGCGAAACGGGTCCACTCACAGTTCAAACGGTCGCCACATGAACTCATGCGGACGGTCATCGAGTCGAACCCGCTCGCGTTCATGCAGCCGTACCTCGACGCCCTCGGCATCAGAGTGGTCTTCGTGCCGGACGCTGAGAACCCTGACATCTTCCATCCGACAGCCATTGTCGACCCCAACTCAGCGGGCGCGGTCCTCTACGGCGTCAGTAAGGATGGCGACGTGGTGATCTCGAAGCACAAGGACGTGGAGGCGCAACAGCGCGCCGCCGAGCGTCTGTTCGACCGCGTGTACGGCAAGCCCAAGCAGACCAACATCTTGGCGTCCGCCGCCAGCTCAAACGACCCGCAACTGGTCCCGTTTGACGACAAGCGCCAGGCCGAGATTGCTGCGATCCTCGAAGCCGCAAAGTCCCCGTCCCACGCGATGCCGCCGAACTCGCAGAACTGATGCCCATCATCCGCTCCAAAGCCCATCGCGTCCGCCGCGACCTGACGGCATTTCGGAGCAACGCCCTCTCGATCTTCCAGCGCGACCCGACAGCCCCGGACCCGACGGCCAAGCCGATCCACCAGATCATCCGGCGGCGCAAAGAGCGTCAACAGCGACTGCAAATACTCAACCGACAAAAGTGACCATGGATCCCGACGGACAGACATACATGGACGTTGATGGTCATACGAACGACCTCGACCGTCAACGATTCACCAAGGCCGAGCGCGAGTTCGAGCAGCGCGAGCGTCGCCAGCTCGAAGCGCAGCAGAGGCGGCTCGTCGAGGCAAGCCTCCGCACCCACGCCAAGGAACTCAAGCCGAGGGGAGCATCAAGTTGAGCGGGCACGAACTCCATCGCGTCATCGGCGTTCTCGGCGACCATGTCCGAGTCGCCAAGGAGGGGCTTCAGGCGAACCCTGACCTCAACCAGAGGCCGCAGACGTACGAGTCATCAGAGGAACGGTTCCTGTACGTCAACGGCTCGGGTTGCCTCCTGGCCCTCACCGAGGCGCAGATCGCAGCGCGACTCGGGCTGGAACCGCAGGCGCAGTCAGCCACCCCTGTGAAGGACGAGCCGCAGGCCTAGAACGTGACTCTCCATGCCGTATTGGTACAGTCCAGGCAATCGCGGTCCCCTGGACATCCGCATGCCCGACGGGTATTGTCCGCACAGCCCGACGACGAAGCAGCATGCGGCGCTCCTGCCCGAGTGGATGCTGGAGCTACTGTACGGTGGTCAAGCAGGCGGCGGCAAGTCGGACTGGCTCCTCATGGGCGCGCTTCAGTACGTCGATGTGCGGGAGTACGCAGCCCTGATCCTGCGGCGGTCGTTCCAGGACTTGCGCCGACCGGGCGCGATCATGTCACGCGCCAAGGCCTGGCTCTCGGACACCGATGCCGTCTGGAACGAGAACAACCATGAGTTCACGTTTCCCTCAGGCGCAAAGCTGGAGTTTGGCTTCCTCAAGTCCGACGATGACGTCTTCAACTACCAGTCAGCGGAGTACCAGTACATCGGCATCGATGAGCTCACGCAGTTCACGGAGTTCCAGTACACCTACCTCATGTCGCGCCTCCGTCGCCCCAGCGGCGTCGAGGATGACCACCCACTCGCCAAAGTTCCACTCCGCTGCCGTACAGCGAGCAATCCGGGCGGTCGCGGCCATCAGTGGGTCCGTCGTCGCCTCGTTGAAGCGGATCATCCGGAGCGTATGTTCATTCCTGCGGGCTTGGCGGACAACCCGCATCTTGACATGGTCTCGTACCGCCGAGCGCTTGCGATGCTCGACGATCATACGCGCGCACAACTTGAGTTCGGCGACTGGACAGCCCGCCCGCCAGGGCCGTGGTGCTTCAACCACAAACACATCGACGCAGCCATCGAGCGCGGGGCTGTACTCGATCAGAAACGCAAGGACGGTCTACTACCAGAGCCGGTTGGTGGATACCTCAAGGTCGGTGCAGACTTTGGCGAGGCCGCGCACTTTGTGGTTGGGTGGCCGCTAGAGCGTAAGGGCATGTACCTCTGCGCTGAACATACCTTCGAGCATGGCGAGCCTGACGTCGAGGCGTACAAGGTCATCGATAAGTGCGATGGACTTGGCTGGCTCATGGACCGGATGCGCTACGACGCCAGCAAGCCCGAGTCAGCCCGGCTCGCGCGCCGGACGTTTGCGCGTGAACGCGGCGAGGGATACGGCAAGCCGTCCGCGATCTCATTCGCAAAGTACAAGCGGGCAGCCATCCTGCACCAACGTCGCATGCTGCGACTGGCATGGAAGGCGCTCTCGAATCCAGACGTGCTGGGATATCTGGCGATCAGCCCGACGCTGGAGCACTATATCAAGCAGATTTATGAACTTCAGTTCAAGGGCGAGGACACGGAAGACCTGGTCAAGCTCGACGATCACGGCCCGGACGCCGGTTTTGCCCTGATAACGCCGCTGACGAAGGCGTACGACAGCGTCCAAGAGGAACGCGAGGCGGTGCACCCGTGACGATTGAGCTGCTCAGAGAGGAACTTGAGACCGGGCAGCAGAAGATGGCCTGGGCTTTCAACGCTGCTACCAGCGAACTCCCCAAGTGGATTGCGTTCCGCGAGAGCAACCGCGACTACCTGGCGTCGATCCACCCCGGCGGATGGAAGGGCGGGCGCATCTACCACCACGATCCCATGGCGAGCAAGATCAGCAACGCCTTCGCTGACTTCCTCTATGGCGAGGACCCCGCTTACAAGCCGTTCGACACCGCCGACTCTGAGCTTCTCGACAACCTTCTGATCGCAAACGAGTTCACGACGGAGATTCACCAGGCCGTTCGTGTCTTCTCGTCAGAGGGCGAGGTCTGGTTCCGCATCTACACGGACCCCGAGCAGTCCGACTACCCACTGATCGAGTGGCATTCGCGTGCGACGGTGTTCCCGTACTGGCGAGGCCGGTCACTTTCGGCAGTAGCATTCGTGTATGAGCTGTCGCGCTCGGAGAACGAGGTCTGGCGATACGTCCAGTACCATGAAAAGTTCCGTGCCGAGAACGCTTTGTACAAGTCAACGGCAGGTACGAGTGGCGCCGGCAGCAAGGGCAAGGACGACATACCAGAGTTGGACATCACTGAGCTGCAGAAGTTGGGCAAGCCGCAGCCTTTGACCGCGAACCCATACACGGCTGAGTTGGATGATGAGTGGAATCACGACATTCCCGCCATCCTCGCTGGCCGTTACATCAACAACGTGCCACGCAGCCGCCAGATCGGCAAGTCCGACTATGATGGCGTCGAGGATTTGCTGTTCGACCTCAACGAGGCGCACAGCGTCGATGCCGAAAACTTCAAACTGGCCGGCAAGAAGCGCGCGATCATGCCGCGCAAGTACCAGAACCAGGCGGGCGATGCCGAGATCAGTGAGGAAATCTTCTGGGTCGAAGAAGGCACAGACGAAATGGAGCCGGATCAGGGTCCGTTCAAGATCCTTGAGTACGACTACGACGCCGACTCAAGCATCAAGCGCAAGGAGGACCTGGAACGTACCATCGTCACGCGCGTCGGCCTTGTTCGACAGTTTGTCGACAGCAGCACGGCAGACGGTTGGGCGCAATCCGGCACCGCGCTCCGTACCAGGCTGTTGCCGACGGCACTCGCCGCGCACGGCAAGGCGCGCGAGTGGGACGAACTTCTGCCCAAGACGCTCGGCCTGTTGCAACAGGTTGACGCCTTGCCAGAAGGACAAGGCGGATTTGGACGGCCGTGGAAGCAGCCTGCGGGCCTCCCGAGCATCACACGTGCGACCGTCCTGCCTGAGGACCCGGCCGATCAGGCGGCGCGTCATCAGACGCTGATCGCCAACGAGCTAGAGTCCATCGAGACTGCAGTTGACGACCTACACCCGGACTGGACCCCGGATCGCAAGATGCTGGAGGTCAGACGGATTCTCGCCAACCGCAACGGAGAAGCCTTGGATGACCAGGGCAACGTGATCGTTGTCGAGGGCGGTGGCGGTCTGGTGCAAAAGATCGCACCCGAACCCTCAGCAGCGGATCAGAAGCACTCGACATCCAACGGCGCAACCGCCCCGGCGGGGAGTGGGGCATGACGACTCCCCAGCGCGCAAGCGTACCCTCACGGTGGGTGGTAAAACATAACCAGGAAGGAACAGCATGACCAGTAAGACACGTCGTCGTTATCACCGCGTCATGACGCTCGCAGAGTCGCAGGGGCTTCCTCCTGAGATGATCGAGCAGCTCAAGGCGCAGGGCGTTCTGCCGCCGATTGCCGGCGGCGCGCCAGATGACGACTCCGGGCGCAAGTCCAAGCGACGGACGAAGCGCCGCGCCAAGGCAGGCAGCAAGGACGACGATGCCGATGACGACGATTCGTCAGATGATGACGACTCGTCGGATGACGATGCCGACGACGACGCTGCCGACGACGACGACAACACCGACGACGACGATCAGACTCCTGACGACAAGAAGGACAACGCGGACGATGACGGTGATGGGTTCGTCCGCTTGCCCCGATCCGAGGTCCAGCGCCTGCGCCGTGAGGCGCGCGAGGCCCGCAAGCGCGAGAAGCAGCGCGACCGCGAGGATCGTGAGCGCCGGGAGAAGGACTTGGCCGACAACGAGAAGTGGAAGGACCTGGCCGAGTCCCGTGAGGAGCGCATCAACGAGCTTGAGGGAGAAATCGAGTCCCTCAGGATGGAGGGGTCGGCCAACGAGCGCAAGGCCACGACCATCAAGGTCGCCAAGCGCTTGGGGTTCGAGTACCCCGAGGATGCGCACCGATATCTGGACGCCGACGACATGGAGGACGAACAGACCATCGAAACGGCTCTCAAGGCCGTTCTGAGGGACCGTCCCAAGTTGAAGTCGAAGCGCCGTGGGTCGGGCGCACCGATCCCCGGCGAATCTGGCGATGACGGCACCGGCGGCGAGATCACGGTCGATGACATCCAGAAGATGTCCCCGGACGAGATCAACAAGCGCTGGGACGAGGTTCAGGCCGTCCTACGACGCCAGGAGGTCGCGAAGTCATGACCAACGAACGGGAAGGATGAATCGGCTCCATGTCGATCAACAACTTCATCCCGGTCATCTGGTCGGCACGAATCGCGCTCGGTCTGGAGAAGGCGTTCGTGTACGGTCAGCCCGGGGTGATCAACCGCGATTTCGAGGGCGAGATCAGCGAAGCGGGCGACACGGTCTACATCAACAGCATCGGCGATCCGACGATCTTCACCTACACGAAGAACACGGACATGCCGGTGCCGGAGACCCTGTCGGACGCGCGGGTCACGCTCCTCATCGATCAGGCCAAGGGCTTCAACTTCCAGGTCGATGACGTGGACCGGGCGCAGACCCGGCCCGACGTCATGGACACGGCGATGCAGCGCGCGGCCTACAAGCTGTCCGACATCACCGACCAGTACGTCGCCGGCAAGATGGCGGCGGGCGCGGATGCGTCCAACGCGCTGGGATCGACGGCCACGCCGTTGGTTCCGACGCTCGGGACGTACACCGATCCGCTCAACGTCTACAACATCCTCGTGGACGCCAGCACGAAGCTCAACCAGAACAACGTGCCGCGCGACGGGCGGTTCGTGATCATCCCGCCGTGGTACGAGGGCCTCCTGCGCAAGGACGAGCGCTTCGTGCCGACCGACGATGTCCGACTCAACGGCGTGATCGGTCGCGCCGCCGGGTTCGACATCCTCGTGTCGAACAACGTGCCGACGGTGACCGGCACGAAGTACCAGATCGTCTTCGGCCACTCGATGGCCATGACGTTCGCCGACCAGATCAACAAGACCGAGGCGTACCGTCCGGAGCGCAGGTTCGGCGACGCGGTGAAGGGGCTGCACCTGTACGGTGGCGGCGTCACCCAGCCGCTGGCTCTCGGCCTCCTGACCGTCTCCCAGACCTGAGAAAGGAGGGATGAATATGGCAATCGCTACGATGCGCAACCGCGTCACGACCGAGTTCCGCAAGGTCGAGAAGGACAGCGACGAGTACCTGGAACTCCAGGCTCAGCGCGACGCCAACGATGGTCGGCCTGTCTGGGAAGAGACGGGCATCCACGACGCCATCGAGCAGAGCAAGCGCCTGGAGGACGGCGTGCCGCTCGCGACCGACATCGGCGACGCGCAGCAGCCCGTTTCGACCATCGCTGGCGGATCCAACATCGTGCCGGCGTCAGCGGTCCAGCATATGGATCCGCTGCCGTCCGAGCGCGAGGCCGGTGTCGAGCCGTTCGAGGGGTTCAGCGGTCTGCCCGCGTCGAATCCGCCTGACGAGGAAGTCGTGCTCGTTCCGGGCGCGATGGAGGACTCGACCGACACCGGCACCGACGGCACGGAACCGGACCTGACCGAGCACAAGGCCGGCAAGTCCGCCGACGACGAGGGCGGCAGCGGCAAGAAGCGCTCCCGCAAGAAGTCGGACAGCGGCGGCAGCGGCAGCGGCTCGTCCAGCGAGGGCTCAACCTCGTAGGTCATCATGCCTTCCTCTCGGTCACTGCCTGATCTGCCTAACAAGCCCGGTAAGACCAACTGGGTGGAAGAGGCAGGCGGCTTGCCCAAGTACATCGAGCGCATCGCCAAGCACCTTCACTTCGAGAAGGGCATGACGGTGAGTCACGCTATCGCGACGGCGGTCAACGTCGTCAAGAGGATGTGCGAATCCGGCGACACCAACTGGCCTGGTATTCAACAGGTCGGTCCCAAGTCGCGGGAGCAAGCCTGCAAGGCGGTGGCCGAGTGGGAGGCCAAGAAGGCGAAGACAAAGACAAAGCGAGCGGCGAAATGACCGAGGTAATCTTCAGCAGCTGGTGGGATTACTCCGTCCAGGTGGCGCCGCCTCCGGCCAACGGTCAGATCAGGACCGCACCTGATCCGCCGGTTGTCGGTCAGACGTACACGATTTACCTCTCAGAGGAAGATCGCGATGGCGTGATCTGGGCGTTCGATGAACTCATGCTGGATGACCAGGTCTGGCTGCGCGATACCCAAGGCAACAAGCAGGTCTGCATCGTGACGGGCATAGCCCTCCCGGGCGCAGGGCTGCCGTTTGCAACGGTCATGACAACGATGGCGTCGTCTACCGGCGACATCGCCAAGAACTCGAAGGTGCGCATCGATTTGATCCGGTCGGCGGATGCCCCGCCGGTGCCAACACCGGGTCCTGGGTCGGCCTCGTACGCCACGGTCGCCGATCTGCGCGCCTACAGCGGTGACCTAGTTGCCAACTACAGCGACGACGAGCTGAACACAACGCTCCTTGACGCGCAACGTTGGATCGACTACTACGTGCCGCCCGGTGATCTGCTGGACTCGGGTCTGAAGTACGACCCCACGACTTTCGACACTGGCCAGGCGACCCATCTGAATCGCGCGACTTGCGCGCAGGCCGAGTACATCCTCATGATGGGACCGGGGTTTTTCATCAGCGGCTCCACGACGGTCACCGGCTCGGACTACCAGGAGACCAAGGCTCCCAAGGTCGCGCCCAAGGCGAAGATGGAGCTGATCTCCGGAGGATTCAACCAGTTGACCGGGCAGGCGACGTGAACACGAAGTCGCAGAAGCAACTCGACGCGCTCGCCAAGGACTTCGCTCAGGCAGAGGCTTGGCTCATTGCGCTCGTGAACCGCGTTCTGATCGAAGGGAAGCTGGGCAGCCTTCGTGCCAGGCGGCGGGCGTCCAATGATGCGTCGGCGATCCTCGATCAGCTGCGTGGCCTGACCGAGAAGAAGGCAGCTGACCTGGTCAAGTCGAGTTACCTGGCCGGTCGCGAGGTCTCAGGCGTCACCAACAAGTCGCTTGCCGAAGCAGATCGGCAATCGCTCCAACTTCTGATCGACAACCTCGGCGGACGCCTGGAGGACTCGACAACCATCGTCGGTCGCCGCGTCGATGACGTGTTCCGGCGCGAGGGCCTGCGCGCAACGGCCTTGGCGATCTCAGGTCCCGGCGTTGTTGACGAGAAATCGGTCACTGCGTTCCGCAAGCGCCTGTTGAAGGAGGGCGCGACGGCATTCGTGGACGCGACCGGACGGACATGGCATCTGGAGACATACGCCCGCATGGCGCTCAAGACGACCATGATGGAGGCCGTCAACACAGGAGCCGAGAACCTGATCAGGGAGCGCGGCTTCGATATCATCGAAATCGGGCATCTGGGGAAGTATGAGCCCGATCCGATCTGCGACGTTCATCATGGCAAGAAGTACAGCCTGACAGGGCGCGCAAAGGACTTCCCTCTGTTCGGTCCTACCGACAAGCCTCCATACCATCCGAACTGCGAGCATTACATCAAGCTGGCTCGGGAAGCGACTGCCGAGCGCCGCCGCGCATTGAGGGCTGCATGACCACGCCAGCCCTAGCCGCCGCATCCAACTTCCGTATGCGGATCAATCGGACGGTGGATGTCAGCAACGGACAGGTCGTCATCGACCCCGTTCCTGACTATCCGTACTTCTGGGCAAGCGTGACGCCACCAGACTCCCCGGCGGCTCCCGGCGACGACCCGAGACAAGCGCCTACTGCCATGCTCCGCCACGCCTCCCGCTTGACAGGCCCGGCGCTCGACCTCCGGGCCGGGTTCCGCGTCGAAAATGATTCTGGCACGCTGATCGAGATACTCGATAACGGCACTCCGGTCACAACGGGGTCACGCCTCGTTGGAATGTCATTCGCATGTCTTCCAGTCGACTGGTTGTATCCGTTGACTGGAGTTATCAGCGACATGGACGGCAACCCAACCGGGATTGCCTCGTTGGCGATCTGGGGCGCGAGCGAGAGCCACGACGTGTCTGCTGGCGAGTTTGAAGATTACGACGGCTCGGCGGCCATCGAGTACGCAAGCGGTTTGATGCGCAACGTCGATCTCATGGTCGGCACAACGCGCTACAGAATCCTGGCGGCCGAAACTGATATGGGATCGATGTACGTCCGTCTGCGTCTACGGAAGGCGGATGATCCTCTTGCCCCGTAAGGCGGCCAAGGTCAGCGCGAAGGTGACGGGAGCAGGAGCACAGGCGCGGCGCGCTCGCGGCGTCGCGGCAATCGTCGATGATGATTTGGCCAAGAGCGTACGCAACGTGGGCGACGACGCCGAACTCATCTACCAGGCGCACGCGCTCCGACGTTCAGGTCGCCTAGCGCGCGGCATCAAAGCGCGCGCCACCGGCGATACGGTGATCGTGTCGGCCGTCGCCGTCGATCCTGATTCTGGGTTCGATTACGTCAGGGTGACGCGCTTCGGTCACAAGAAGGCGATCATTCGTCCGGTTGGTGCTGGCGGTCGCCCGCGCCGAGCCAGGACCGTGGCCAGGTCGTCTGCTGGTCAGTTCTCCCGGCGTGGCGCTCCAGCGCTTGTGTTCGAGAGTCTCGGTCAAGTCTGGAAGCTGCCGTACGTGCGCGGGTTCCGTCCGACAAGCGACTGGGTTGCCGACGCACTCCCCGAGGTCGAGGCTGCGGCCGCAACTGAGATGGAGCAGACGGGTAATCGCATAGCGGTCAGGTGGGCCAAGTGACGACTGAAGAAGTCGCTAAGGCATGCGAGGCTTGGGCCTCTGCGACGGTCGCCGGTCTCAATTCGTACGAGCATATGCCTCGCAGCCTCAAGCAGTCACTTCCGCTCGTGCTTGCCGAGGTCCAGAGGAAGACGCATCAAAACCTCGGCGTTGGCGAATCAAACTTCCAGCAGTACCAGTTCCAACAGACATCGGTCAGCGAATGGACTGTCGCGCTCCTGATCCTTGTCGATCCTGCCGACTCTTGGACGGCCAGCCAGGTCTTGTACCAGATGACTGATCAACTCGGCGATGAGATCAGCAAGGACCCGACGCTCGGTGAGAGAGTCAGCTTTGCCTCTGAGGACTACGAGGTCAGCTTCACTCCGCCAGAGTTTGAGTACGCCGATGGTACAATCGCAAGGGCCGCGACGATGACCATGACAGTCGGGCATCAAAAGGAGGTATAGTGCCCAAGGACGAAAAGCAGAAGCGGTACGTCTTGGCCGACGAGTCCAAGTACAACGAGGTCGTCGTCGGAGGCAAGACGGTCAGCAAGGGTGGCGAGTCTGTCGCCCTGACGGAAGGGCAGTACGAACGAGCAAGCGCCATCGACGGCGTCACCCTGGAAGAAGCAGAGGAGGAATAGTTCATGAGTCCAGTCTCAGGCGGACGGATGCCGTACGACGCAGCAGGAGCGCTTGCCGGTCCTGCACGTGTCCTGTACGCCGATCCGACGGTGGCCGCCGTCCCTGCCGACCTTTGGGACATCATCCCGGCGGTCGCGGATGTGGACGGCGAGTACCCGCCGCAGCCCGATTGGAGCGACTTTGGCCTCGCGGCCGACGCTCCGACCTACACCCACTCCAAGGACACCGAGGGCCTGGAGTACCAGCAGCCGCGTGGCGTGCTGTTCGAGGCGATCAGCGAGATCACGCGCACCTTCACGGCGCAGATCGCGCAGATCCAGCCGGAGAACATGCTCATCGTGGAGAACGCTGACGCCATCGTGCCCATCGCCGCCGCTGCCGGCGTGTCGGCGCAGAAGAAGGTGGCGTTCGGCCTGTACCCCGAGTTCAAGTCGCTGCGGATCGCGCTGATCTCCTACCGCCCGTCCGGCACGCCGACGGTGACCGAGCCGGCACCGTCAGATCGGACGCGGCCCTGCGCGGTCGGCCTCGTCCTGCCGCTCTGTGTCCTGTCGGCCGAGGACTCTGAGTTCGAGTTCGACGCCGGCAGCCCGGTCAACGCCGCGATCACGTTCACCGCCCTCGCCGACCAGACCGCCGGTGCCAACAAGGAGCACGGGTTCTGGATCTTCGAGGACCCGGGCGTCATCGCCTAGTACAAGGGGAGGAAGTCGCATGGAAACAATCAACGTTGGAGAGCGCTTGATTCCGGTGGTGGCGCAGAAGCACGCACGCCTGCGCCACTACCTGAGCGCCGAGGACTTCAACAAGGTCCTCACGATGGACTACGGGCATGAGACGTACCGCATCCTGTCCGTTCTGGTGCCGGCGATCCCGCACGGCGTCCGGGCGCTCGACAACCCGGATCGCTGGTCGTGCAAGCCATTCCCCGAGTGGGAGTGGGAGGGCTTCGGCAGCGAGGAAGCCTGGGAGAAGTACAAGTCTGGCGACCGCGAGGCGTACGTCGAGGATGACGACAACTCGCCAACCGGCGCGGAGATCATTTCCCTGTTCGAGGCCGCTCTGATGGTCAACGGAGCGGATCGCTTGGGAAAGATCATCGGCCTCATTCGCAGCGGAGCTACGCTCGTCGAGGCTCAGTCGAGGGGCACCTCGCAAGAGTCGCCTGGCGCGAATGGGGCATCAGCAACGCCGAGTTCTGGGACACCAGCCCCAACATCGAAGTAGAACAAGGACTCACGGTTCCCAAGATCAATGACCTCGCTGATGTGTACATGGACTCTCATGACGTCGAACTGTTCGAGTTCGGAGTAGCCATGTACTACGCGGTCAACGCTCCCAAGGAACTCAGGAAGATGGAGCCGAAGCGTGTCGTAGCCGAGGCTACTGCCGAGGAACTTCCGAGCATGCTGCGGATTCCCAAGGACCGTACCAAGCGGGCGCCTGCGAGGCATGATGGCGGATAGCGTCGCCAATCTATTCCTCAGGATCTTCTCCGACAAGGGCGACGCGGCCTCGGATGTTGGCGAGGTCGCCGCCGCCCTGGAGGCGCTCGATCACGTCAAGGCCGAGGCCGAGGCCAACGTCGATGTCCAAGAGGGTCAGCTTGACCTCTTCATGGCACAACTTGAGGAGTTTGACGGGAAGAAGTACACCGCTGAGGCCGACATCAAGACCGACCAACTGAAGCTGTTCCAGAAGGAACTGGAAGGCGTCGTCGCCACGGATTGGCGTTCGAGGTTCATGAAGAGCTTCGACATCGGCGAGTTCACGCAACTTCCTCCGCATCAACAGATGCAGATGGACGTTGACGTGGATACGGGGAAAGCCGAGTCAGAGCTACATGCCTTCCAGCTGGAACTCGATTTTGCGACGAGGGATCGAACCGTCAACATTGACGTTGATAAGGGTCGAGGGTTGGGCAACTTCAGCAAGATCGGCGGGCTAATCACATCGGCGTTCGGAAGTCTTGCCGAAGATGCTGCCGGGGCCAAGGATGCGCTCAGTTCAATGGGCCAGGGGATCGGCCGCGTGACAGTCAACCTCGGTATGTTCGGCGCGCGCTTGGGTCCGGTCGTGGTCCTCGTGCTCGGACTCGGGGCTGCCATCGCAATCTCGCTCGTTGCCGCGCTTGCTGCTCTTGCCTCATCAGCAGCGCTCGCCGCTGCAGCTCTCGGCGCACTCGCCATAGCCCTCGCTGGCGCTCTGGGTCCGATGCTCGCAATCGCGATCCCTGCCTTCCTAGCGCTAAGCAAGGTTCTGAAGGTCCTGTCGACGCAACAGCAGGATGCCGCGACAGCCGCGCAGAGGAAGGCGCGAGCGGATCAACAAGCCGCGCAGTACGCGCAGCAGCACGCGGATGCTGAACGAACTCTTCAGCAAGCGGTCAGGGCGCGCAAAGACGCGACGGTCGCTGCTTATCGTGAGATGCAGGACGCGATTGAGCGCGTCGCCGACTCATATCGGGACCTTGAGCATGCAGAGCTATCCGAGCAGCGTGCTCAACTCAACATAAAGCTTGCGAAGAAGGCACTCTCCGACTTCCGCAAGGAGGCGGGACTCACCGGCGATGTGCTCGATAAGGCGTTCACTAAGTTCACCGACGTTGACTTCCGAGGCACGGCGACCGATCTCACCAAGGAGATTGAAGCCGCAAGCGGGAAGAACCTGAGCCTGGATGACCAGCTCAAACTCCAGGGCCTCATTCTTGACGTCAAGGATGCCAAGCTTGCCGAGAAGGACGCGACCGACGGCGTCAGCGATGCCGAGCGCGAGAACGCGCGGGCAAAGCAAGATGTCGCGAAGTTCTACAAGGATGGCATCAAAGCCTCGGACCAGTACAGGGCTGCACTTGAGCGCGTAGCAGACGCACAGCGCTCCCTTGCCAGGCTGAAGCAGGGTCGGCAGTTTGAGCTTCAGAATCAGGCGATGGAGAATGCGAAGTCGAAGACGGCGCAACTGTCGTCCGAGGAACGCAAGCTGCTCGAAGCTATCAAGAAGCTCTATGGAGCCTTCAAGACGGCATTCGGCCCGGCCGTCACCGCTCTACTCGACGGAGTGATCAGCGGGTTGGAAGGCATCGATACGGCCATGATCGGTCTGAAGGGAAGCCTGAAGACGCTCGGCCGTGCCATGGGCAAGTCTATCGGTGGGTTCCTCAAGTTGCTTTCCAGCCCTGAAGCCGGGGCGTTGTTCCAGGCACTGATCGATGGCGCGACACAGCTGGCGCCGTTCATCGGCTCGGTCTTTGGCTCTCTGTTCGAACTGCTCACGAAGATCGCCGTTGCCGCGATGCCGTTCCTGGTCAAGATGTTCGGTGATTTTGCCGGTTGGCTAGCCGACATAGCCAAGAACACGTCGCTCCAGGACATCACCGACTTCATTATGCAGTTGATCCCGCACTTGCAGACTTGGCTCGGGATCGCCGGTGCCTTGGCCGAGGGGTTCTTCGGCATGATAATGGCTATGGCGCCGCAGGGGCAGGAACTCGCCACTGCGATTGGTGACATAGCGAGGGACCTGGCCGAGTGGGCAAACTCGGCGCAGGGGCGTGAGGAGATCAAGGCATTCCTCCGCGATGCGATCCCGAACGCGGTCAGATTCGTCAAGGCCGTCTTCAAAATCGTCACGTTCCTCGGCAAGCTTGTTCCAGTCGCAAATGGCGTTGGATCGGCAATGGACTTCCTCTGGCAGGCATTGCTTCCGGTCCGACTCATCATCCGTGGGATTGTTTGGGTCATCCAGAAGCTCGCGGGCCTGGCTGGCACTCTGTCCGTCAAGCTTGAGAACTTCGCCAACAAGATTCCTGGAATGTTCAGTAGCGTCTTTGAGACGGTCAAGGGCGTCTGGGAGGATATCAAGGGTCTCTTCTCAGGACTGTGGAACACATTCTACGACTTCGGCAAGAATATCATCAATGGCCTGAAGGATGGCGTCCTGGCCGTTGCGCAAGACCTCTTCAACGCCATCAAGGACACCGTCATGGCGCCGGTCGATTGGGTCAAGGGCAAGCTCCATATCGGCTCGCCGTCCAAGCTCATGATGGAAATGGGCCACAATGTCGGGCGCGGCTTTGAAATCGGGATCCAGCGCGCCGGTGGTCGTGTCATGACCGCTGCAGCTGGATCACTCGTGGCGCCCGTCGCTGCTGCAGGGGCTGCGGGCGCAGGTGCAGGTGCTGGATTCATAATCCAGAATCAGAACGTCAATCTTCCGCCCGCGCCTGGTCATGGGCAGATGGGCGATCCGCGTCATCAGGCGGCGCAATTCGCTGCCGAGCTACGACGACGCGGCGGACAGGGCCTCGGTGGAGGGGGTGTGCGGTAATGCCAGCTGACGTCCAACATGGCGTCCTCGGCCTGGAAGCGATTCATAACATCACGGGCCGGATCGACATGAATGTCCAGGGATCGCTTCCGCGCATCAAGCTCGACCGCATCGGCGGACTCCATTCGCTCAATGACGCTGATGACTTCCGCGAGGACAACTACGCGCGGTCAGGTGAGACGGCATATATCTCGCACAACCGTGGTCGAACGATCACGTACGAGGGGCGTTTGTTCGCACGCAACGTGCTTGAGTTACGCGAACTCGGCAATGACCTTCGACGCGCCTGCGCTTTCAGCCGCCAGACCGAGGGCGACTTTGAGATTCGCCCGCATCCGTTCATGGGCGGCTATGCGAGCAGGTATCGCGGTCGGACGTTGGCGCTCGAGATTGACGACGAGTGGACGACCAACTACGGGTCGGTGATTCCGTACCAGCGGCACTTCGTCCTCACCATCCGTTGCGGTGATCATCGCTTCTACATTGTCGGCAAGGACGTCAATATGACGGCCGCTAACGCCGCCACGCTCGCCGTGAACAACGAGGGTTCGACCGGCGCACTTCCTGCGATCATCGTCAATGGACCGATTGCGGGGACGCTTCTGTTCGAGCGCCTGGACAACTTCGTCTACCGCAACCTGACATATGATCTCAGCGACGACAACCTCGCGGCCGGTCAGCAGATCAAGCTTGACTTCTACGACCGCTCACTACGGCGGGTGAGCGATGACGCTTCGTACGAGCATCTGCGCGTGTTCGATGAGTCCAACTGGTTCGACTCCAGCGCGGCAGCCCTGAACCCCGGACTCTCGCACGTCAAGGTGTCGGGTGGCGGAAACTGGAACATCCAATTCTCCCCAGCGAACGGGTAGGCCATGGCGCCGCCTATGCTAGAGGCCCAGATTTGCGACGCCTGGGGAGTCGCGCTCGCTGGTGGGACAATCTACTACACATCGAGCGGCGGCGGGCTGGAGGTCATCGATCCGCTCAACGACTCGCGTACAGCCCGGCTTACCGTGTCGATGTATGACCGCTGCTCCAAGTTCGCGCGGCCGCTTGACCGCGTGCTCTCGGTGACGTACGGAACGCATCTGATCTTCAAGGGTCCGATCCTGTCGGTCAGTCGCGACTTTCAAGAAGGCAAGGTCACGATCTTCGCGCACGATCCGACAATCAAGCTGAAGCACCACTACCACCGCTACGGCGACTGGGCTGTGGACGCAGGCTACACGCTTGATGGTAGAGGGATGCAGACATTGGTCGAGTCGAGTCTTGACTGGGAGTCTGAGACTGACTCAGGAATCCCGCCCAACGGCATACTCTGGGGATATGACAACACGACGCATCGTGACGACAAGACGGCGGCTAAGCGTGGGCAGAACGTTTGGGATTCGGTCGTGAGTCTCTCGCAGATTGTCGGAGGACCGGACTTCAGGTTCCGACCAGTCGACAAGTACCATGACGGTAAGTACCCGGCGTCATTGGGAATTCACGATCTGGGTTTCATGGTCGAACTCGACACGAACGATCATCTTGGGACGGACAAACAAGATGAGGTCATCTTCGAGGCTCAGATAGGACAGGATAACGCCGAGAACATTCTCCATGAGCCGGATGGCGACGTTGTCCGCAATTACTTCACACAGGTCGCTCCTGGCGGTCCTCGCAACCGTAATGATGAAGAGAAGTCGGCCACGGTCAAGGCGGGCGGCTCGATCCATGACTATGGCTTCTACGAGGGCTATGAAAGTTCCGGCAATGCGAAAGACCCCGTGTCGGTTCTGAGAGCCAGAGCGCAGGATTGGGTTGGCGCTTATGCTCGTCCGCCTGCTTTCTTCACCGTCACGCCGCGGATTGCGAACGAAGGCGTGCCGAGATATCCTGCTGACGTCGTGGTCGGTGATACGATCAGGGCGCGAGCGCGCAAGGGTGAATGCTCGTTTGACGGAATCGGTCGGATCGTGAAGGCGACCGTGAAGTCAATTGATCAGTCAGGGAACTCGCGAGTTGACCTTGACTGCGTGCCGACGATTCTGGAGACAATCGACGATGCCTGAGTTCTTCGGCAAGATCGACTACTTGGGTCTTCATCGCAATATCTCGCGCCGCGTGAGCAATCTGGAGACAGGCGAGCACCCTGTCCGCTCCGAGGGCGGGTACGATGACGTGTATACACCGACAGCTGTCGTCATGACGAGTACAATAATGGAACAGGGAACCGGCGGCGTCACTGATGTGCGTTGGAAGTGGCAACGTCGTATGGGACTCGTATCATCATTCGGCCAGGTACAATTCAAGACAGGTAAGACGCATGCAGACCTGCCTGCAGAAGAAGTGCTTGCCGTTCTCCCTGGAGCGGCGAAACCGACGATGCCTCTGGTTATGCGTGGACAGATGAGCGTTGACCCTTGGTTCTTCAGGTATCGCATAGATCCTGACGGCACGGTTACTCTCATCAAGCCGTCTGGACCGGCCGCTGGCGGTACATACCGTCTGTACTTCGAGAATTGTTCTTGGGCGGCGATAGCGTAATGGCGAATACCGGCACCGGTAAGGACATTGTCGGTCAGCATATCGACCTGACTGAGCGAATTCGCAAGCTTGAGGTTCTGCCGCAGCCCGCCATCCAGCGTGCCTACTGGCGCCCAAACCAGGAGGAACTTGACGCCATCGCTTGTCATGTGCTCATGGCGGGCATCTGGAATGGTCCCGATCTTGGTTCACCACTCATGGCCTCGATGGGACCGGCTGCGCAGTATCTCTGGGCGATGACCGATCAGTACGGGTTTGGTAGCATAAGTGCGTGTCAGGACTGGACACGCTTCTTCCAATATGTTGGAGCGTTCCCTCCCACGCGTGCATTCTCAAACTTGAACATGTCGGAGACTAGTCCGGCAATACCTGGCGTTCTGGGCGGCGCACCCTGTCAGAGAATTTGGTGGGGACCGAATGTTGGCGGTGGCGCCTTCACTGAGGTACCAAATCCGGACAGTTGGAAGGAGTTTTGGCTGGCAGGTCTGCCTGGCAAGGGAACTTGGCATCACTGGGATGTGGGTGAAGGTGTCGATGTTGCAGCCGAGGATGAGAATGATGGCGGCTTGCAGGTCTGGAACAAAGATGATCCTCGTGTTTTCATTGATCCGCGTGATGTAGTCACTCCCGGTGGCTTACGAGGATCATTTGTGACCGGCGATCCGGTCATGGGACGAGACAATACATTTGGGTTCCTGACGCAAACTGATTGCGAGGGGCCGAATACTCCAAAGTACAATGCATATGAGTATCCTGGAAGACCAAGGCAATATCTGACTGGTCCGCAACCATGTCCCAAGGGTAATGAGCAAGCCGCTGTGTTCTACGCCGGTAACGTAGCACGCGCCTCGCTCTGGCTATCCGAGTTGGATCTTTATATGCTTGGACCGGCGAAGCCATTGTACATAACTGCGTACAATAACCAAGTCATTGGAGCTGGCGTAGACTTCGCGGTCTGGGATCGTGCTCGTTGGCCAGGGATGGAATGGTTGATCGACACGATTGAGATGGTTCTTCCGTATCACCCTGCGCCACTCTCGTTCTACAACGCTTGCCTGCCAGCCGCAATGGGTATGCAGAAGATTGATAATCATAACAAGATGCTGTCTATGCGTCTTGGATATGGTTGGTACGGCAGAGTCGAGGTACAAATCAGAGAACAATTGGCCGTACTACAAGGACAAGCATCTGCATGGTCAACAGAGTTCCGTACTGCACTTGCGGGCGAAGTCGCAGCTTGGCCGACGGCATATGGCGGATCATGGCCCGAGTGGTACGGCTATGTTCTGCCGGATGCAGCAGGCGGGCCTGGCGTTCAAGTAACATTTGAAGGTCGTTTGCCGGATGGGACTCCGGTTCCTTGTCTTTTGACCACGCAGATCAATGGTGTCCGTAGACTCGGCATCGATACGACTTGGTTGACAGACTGGCAAGCAGATAACATCCCTGGCGAGGATATGCCGGTAGAACTTACAGTATCATTCGATGGTGCGCAAATCCCGATTCAGTACCCGTTCGTGGAGCACGAGTAGATGCCGAACGTGACACTGGTAGGAGGACCGGACAACGGGACCGTTATCAACCTCGGGAACCCTTGGCCCAGGGACACCTTCCAGTACAACGGCTTTGCTTATCAGGTCAACCCTGGCGGCCCGCCTTACTCGGCAGCCTGGCTCGACCCCGCCTCGTCAACATTTACGGGTGATGATACAACTGGCTCCGAGGGCGCGCAAGGTCCGCCTGGGCCGATGGGTCCGCCTGGCGATCCCGGCATCGAGGGTCCGCCTGGTAAGGGTATCGACCATAAGGGCGTCTGGGACCCGGCGACAACCTACGCGCTCAATGATGTTGTGAACTGGGGCGGCGACGCTTCATATATCTCGCTGACCGATGAGAACCTGAACCATCAGCCCGACGACCCAGCCTCATCACCCAACTGGGGCCTCCTAGCTGAGGGGCTGCCGGGTCCCATCGGTCCGCCTGGTGTTGTTGAAGTCTTCGAGCAGCCTGAGGAGCCTCCTGAGCCGCCGGTGGTCGAAATTGGCGCGATCTGGATCGACACAGACGAGCCGCCGCCGAGCGGAGGGAGCGTGGTTGGCCCCGAGGGTCCGCCTGGCCCAGAGGGTCCCGCTGGTCCCGAGGGGCCTGAAGGTCCTGCCGGTCCTGCCGGTCCTGCCGGCGCAGACGGGGCTGCAGGCCCTGCTGGCGCGGCCGGTCCAGAAGGTCCTGAAGGTCCGCCCGGTGATGACGGACCTCCCGGCGCAGATGGACCAGCTGGCGCCCAGGGACCACCCGGCGCGGATGGTGCAGATGGCGCTGCCGGTCCTGCGGGTCCCGCTGGCCCTGCTGGTCCTACTGGCCCACAAGGCGAGGTCGCTGCAACTTGGATGGGTCCTTGGAATGCAGCTACGATGTACAATTATCGTGATGTTGTTCAGTATCAGGGATCAAGTTATCTGCTCATTGATGCCCATGCAATCGGTGCTGGGCAATCGCCTGGCTCGGGCACCGGACAATGGGAGCTACTAGCGGCCAAGGGCGACGCCGGGGCCGCTGGGCCTGCTGGACCCAACGTTCGGATCGACCAGCTAGTCCAGCCCGCGCTCGGTAGCTACAACATGGGCGGCAATGGTGTCCTGACGAACCTAGCCGATCCGAATAACAGTAGCGATTCGGCTAACAAGGGCTATGTTGATCGTATCACCGATTTGCTTGGATTCAAGAAGCCTTGTCGTGCTGTTGCGACTACGAATCAGGCACTTGTAGGATTCCCGACCATCGATGGCGTGAATCTTATGGGGCTCAATCGTGTCCTCGTCGTCGGGCAGACCGATCCCAAGCAGAACGGCATCTATGTCGTGCCCGGCGACGCGAGCGCATGGACACGACCGAGCGATGCTGACGCGATCAGTAAACTTGCAGCGGCATTTGTTTGGGTCGAGGAAGGTACGGCAAGTGCCGATACCGCCTGGGAATGCACAAACGACCGCACCGGCTCCGTTGGCGCAACTAATATTGCGTTCACAAAGGTTCTGCCGGTCACCGGCAGCGGCGGTGGGTTGACAGAAGTCTACACCGGTGCGGCCGCTCCTTCGCCACGTGGTGACTCGGTCATCTGGATCGACACTGATGAGTCTCCGACTCTGATCTATCCGCCGCCGCTTGTTTCAACTTTGCCCTCATCACCTGCAGATGGGCAAGAGGTCTACTACCAGAGCGCGGCGATGGCATTGTTGGGTATCGTCTGGCATCTCAAGTTTCGCGACACTATGGGCTTGACCTTCTTCAACTGGGAGTTCTTGGGTGGCGGTTCCTTGTTCGATTCGATTGCGGCGACCCAGTCTTCATCAAATGTAAGCTATGTTGATCTCGCGACCGTAGGACCATCCATTCCCTTGCCGCTGAGCGGTGACTATATTGTCGAATGGGGCGCGGACGTGCAAGAATACAGCACAGCGCAATACATGGGCATCGGAGTCTGGAATGGTAGCGTCTGGACGCAAGTCGGTAATCCGATGTACGCGCAGGTAAATGCTACTGGAATCAGTGGCGTGCGGGCTTCACGCTCGAAGGCCGCAAAGATGACTGGTATAGTTGGAGGGGCGGCTAACAGCCTCAGAGCGCGCTATGCTACGAGCGCGGCCACTAGTCTGGCTTGGTCAGATAGATGGCTGAAGGCAACTCCGGTGAGGGTGAACTGACGTGACTGTCGCTAAAGTCTGGGATGGCTCGACTTGGGTAACTATCGGCGGGATGGGGTCGCCCGGCGCACTCCTGCAGCCTGAGCCGCCAACCCTGCATGACGTACTCTGGATCGACTCGGATGAACAACAAGTTCCAGCCATCCCGATTCCGCGTTGCAAGGCAATTCGTAACGCAGCGCTATCGCATACAAGTGGCAGTCCTGGTGGGTGGCAGAAGATTCCGTTTGATACAGTCGTGTTTGATGACGCGACAAATCCGATGTTTGATTTGGCGAACGGGCGAATTGTAGCACGTGTTGCGGGTGTTTTTGACATTTCAACAGTCGTTACATTCATCACTCAAGGGACCGGCGTTCGTGCTAGCCTGATTTACAAAAACGGCAATCCGGTTGCTTATGGAACCATTGCTGCGACGCCTCCTGCTACCCTTGGTGGCGTGACTGTTGCTTCCACGTCGCTGGCTTTGATAGCCGGAGACTATCTAGAGTTGTTCGCTTTTCAGAACTCTGGTGCAAACTTAGCATACGGAGTTGGCGAGCCAGCGCTCGCTATGACGGTATCATTGCGCTCTGCCGATATATGGGTGAATGGAGCGCTACCACCGCTAGTCGCAAATCTGCCCGCGCTCCCGGTTGATGGTCAAGAGGTCTACTACCGCGCAGGCACGAACGGGCCGATCTGGCACCTGCGTTATAGCGCGGCGATGAACACGCTTGACGGTTATGGTTGGGAGTTCGTTGGTGGTAGCCAGATAGCGACTTCTGCGCAGACATCAACTGCGCTGTCGGCAACTATCACCGGCGCTCTTGTATCACTTACCCCGCCTTTGTCCGGTCTGTATGAGATCGACTTTGGCGCGAACCTCTACATCTCAACCGCTGGTCAAAACGCCGACTGTCTGCTATATCTCGGCGGTGCGCCGGTGACTAACGCGATTTGCCGTGGTACAACCGTCAATACTTACACATCTGCAATGAGTATGTGGTCTCCACTTACTGTTGCTGTAGGAAATAACATCGACCTACGAGGAATCACCAGCTCTGGTGCGGGGTCGATGGGGAATCGCTGGCTACGTGCTCGACCGATTCGGGTGAAGCGATGACAGTAGCAAAAGTTTGGGACCAGACGACTAGCTCCTGGATTCCCGTCACAGGTCCGGTCAGTCGTGCTGATTTCAACGCGCTTGCTTGGGGTACGCCGGTTTGGACCGATCTGCCCGCGTTGCAGAACGGTTTCACGCACTATGATCAGGGCCAGTACACCATCGACCCCTGGGGCTACGTGCGGATGCGCGGCGAACTCCGCTCGCCTGCATCGGCGACCGGTGCCGATGTGCTGTTGTTCACGATGCCTGCCGGCTACCGCCCGCCCAAGCGCTGCTACTGCATCCTGTTCGAGAACACGACGACCTACCGCACCGGTTACATCAGCACCGATGGCACCGTGCGTCTGTCGTTCGGACTCGCGGCGAACAGCGTCACGAACATCGGCCTCGTGACATATCCGACTCGATGAGGAGATAGAATGGCTGACGCTTATCTCGCAATCTCGCAAATCGCTGCTGATGAAGCGATGAACAACCGCGTTCGTGCCTGTGTGACGCAACAGGACCATCTGGGCGCTATCGACATCAATAGCGCCGCGCCCGCGTTCTGGGCTGCAGACAATGCCTACCTCTGGGCATCATCACCGACGTGGGGCGAGAAGTGGGACTACGCACTGAGCACTGGCAACGACAATCCTGGCGCAGATGCCGCAGTGATCACCGATGGTGACATCCTCGCGACCATCCAAGCGCTCGCGCCGCTGCCGCCGCCGCCTGAGGAGCCGGCAACTTGAGTCCGGTCGCCTCTCCCAAGGCAGTTCGCGTCAAGACGAGCGACGGCTGGCAAGACATCGCTCTTGTCGGACCGGCCGGTCCTCCTGGCTCACCGCTTCCGCTGCGTGATACCGAGGTCCTGACTACAGCCTCGCTCGCGGCGGGTGGATTTGAGACCGGACTTGTCACCTTGGCCAAGGGCTACCGGCTCCTGCGAGTAGAGGCTGACCGTGCATGCTGGATTCGTTTGTACACGACGACGGACAAGCGCACGGCGGACGGCGGACGCGCTATCAATGTCGATCCGGCGGGCGATCACGGCTGCGTCTGCGAGTTCATTTTCTCGGTCGCTCTGCTTGGCGTCGATTGCTCTCCTGTTCCGCAAGGGTACTCGATGGAGTCATCGCCGTCGGAGGACATTCCGTATCGAATCGACAATCTGTCGGGCGCGGCGCATACCGTGACCGTGACGTTCACCTGGCAAGCTCAGGAGACATAATGGCGACCGACCAACGCAACCTACCCGCTTACTTCAACTCGGACGCCGACTTCCAGACTTGGGCGCAAGGAGTCGAGGCGCAGCTGGTTGCGTGCGGACTCGTCAACACGGCCGACACCGGACAGGTCAACCTCGCGACGATGGTGCGTCCGGCAGCGAATGGTTTTGCGGGCTATCGCATTTACCGCTTCAACGATGCGATGCAGGCGTCCAAGCCCGTCTTCATCAAGTGGGAGTACGGCGTTGCTTCGGCGACAAATATGCCATCTTGGCGTATCTCGCTCGGGACCGGGACAAATGGAGCCGGTACCTTGACTGGTACCGTAATTGGGACCTACCAGGCAGCCGCGTCATCTAGCAAGAGTGCTGGCATCCAACTGCCGTCATATTGCCAAGGTGACGGCGGCGGTATCCGGATCGTCAACAACTTCGATATCGCAACCGGCGGATTTCGCATCTACTGCTTCATCGAGCGGTTCCGCAATCCGGATGGGACGCCGAATCCCAACGGCGTTTTCATCTTCATGGGCGGCCAGTCGATCTCAAGTAACGTCTTGCCGTTCACCGGCGCGGCTCCGAGCAGCAACGGTAGCGGAAGCGGATTGCCGACGCCGCCTATCAACAACGCCCAGGGTGCGCTGTCGGCCGCAGGCTCTGAGGTTGCGATGTCGCCGTTCTACGGCATTTGGGGTCGCTTGTATCAGATACTCGGTATCATGCAATACTGGAGCGCGGACATCGGCGCTGGTGTAGCATTTAGTAGCTCATCCTGGCTCGGCGCGGCGCATACCTGGATGCCGTTCGGATCGGTTGGTGGCCCGCCAGGCTCCGGGTCGAGCGCCGCAATTGCGATGTTGTGGGAGTAACGGATGGCTGGACCAACTACACCGACCGGAACCGCCCTGCCCGCCATGATCAAGACGCCGATGGCGCCGCAGGAAGGTGGTGGGAACAAGCGGCCGACCATCGGGCAAATCTGGCCACGTAGCTAGCATGCCACTAGAAGCCCGCCTAATGCCATGTTCAGGTCGAACCCGAGTCCTACCCCTCGGAACCCCCTGGCATCCACGGAGAAGCCGCGGAACAAGCCTCGTAGTGGGTGATCGGGGAGGCCGCGAGAGGCGCTATCCTAGGCGAGCCGCCCGCGACCCTTTCAGGGCTGAGAAGTGCTATGAGCTTGAATTCCTAGAGGATGGGGACGACTTCGACTGGGATTGGGAGGAAGCATGAAGGTAATAATCAACAAACTCTGGAATGAGCCAGCTGCGTTCATCGGTTTGCTGACGACGCTCGGGTTGCTGGTCCTGAACCTGATCGGTACGCCGGATTGGAGCTTGCAGTCGATCATCGCGATCCTCGCTCCGCTCACCAGCGCGCTCGGTATCCGTCAACTAGTGTCGCCAGACAAGAAGGTTCGATGAATGATCATCTTCGCCATCGATACAGGAGCAACACTTCTCGGAGTCGCTGCTCTCATATCGGCGTTAGGTGGAATTGTGTCTACGATCTTTGCTCTACGTAAGAGTCACGATGAGGAGTTCGCTGCTTGCCTGGAGCGTCTGAAGGAAACGCGCGCCGAGTCCGAGGCATACGCGGCTGAGCTGCATGAACTCAAGATTCACGGAGGTCCACGCGGTTATGCGACGTAGCGTGTTGTATGCTGTTATTGGCGCCGTATCATTCACGACGGCAGGGGCAGCGGGCACGGCGGCGGTACTCGCTCAACAAGACCCGGTCAAGACCGTAACCATCGATGTAGGTAAGGGTGAGAAGGGCGACCCTGGACCCGCAGGCCCGGCCGGTCCCGCTGGGCCTCAGGGAGACAAAGGCGACAAAGGCGATCAGGGTGAGCAAGGACCCATCGGACTGACCGGTCCGCGCGGCCCTGCGGGACCCAAGGGAGATCAAGGACCGCCCGGAGGAACGACCTGTCCGACCGGCTATGTGTTCGGCATACTCAAGATCAATCATCCAGGCGGCCAGGCTACGATCTACACCTGTATGACTCCGGATTCCAACTAGGAGGTCTTATGACCGAGGAAGAAGAACGCATCCCCATCCCCAACGGCCACGAGTCGATGGAGGCGACCGGCGACTTTGCCGAGGGCGACGACATCGATGACATGGAGGACATCGACGGCACGGAGCCTGACGAGTACGACGGCGATATGGACGAAGACGCCTCCAACCCTGACGAGGTCGAGTCGTTCAATCTCGCCGACCCTCCCGACGATCTGGTGGCCAACAATGTCGATGACTAAGGAGCAGCGCACAAGAGCGCGTCGCGCCGCCGTCAACGCCGCCTGGATCGGCTACAACCATCGCGGTGCCGTTCACTACACGCAGGGTAGCTCGCGCTGGCAGGGCATCGCCGACACGCGCTACTCAGCCAAGGGCCAATACCCCAACGAGGCCGACTGCTCGGCGTACGCGACGTGGTGTCTCTGGAACGGCCTGTATGTCATCTACAAGAAGCCCGACGTGGTCAACGGCGCCAGCTGGAAGGCGGGCTTCACCGGCACGATGCTCGAACACGGCCGTGCCATCGAGCACATCAAGAATGTGCGGTGGGCGGATTGCGTGATCTACGGCGTCCCCGGCACCGTCGGCAAGCACGTGGCGATCATCGTCGGCAAGAAGAACGGCGTGCCGATGGTCATCAGCCATGGCTCGGAGGGCGGGCCGTACTACCTGCCCTACAACTACCGCAAGGACATCCAGTCGATCCGGCGTTACATCCACTGGAAGGCATAGCAAGCCTCGCGCGCCGAGTGCGCGGCGCGTCGAGGGGACAGGCCATACGGCCTTCCTCCCACCCCCAAGCGGAGCGCCTCGTCAGATGACGGGGCGCTTCGTCATAAAGTCCAGGATTCTGAACAGACACTCTCGCTCCCAGTCGAGCAGCATATCGTGCTTGTTGTACCAGGGACGCAGAGTGTTTCTCCACGTCAACTGATCGTACTCGTCCGCCAGCCGCTCCATGCGGCGCTCGACGCAATCGACCAGGATTGGTAGCTGCCGTTCCCAGATCACCGTCGAGCCGACCTGGCGCATGAGCGGGTCGATGATGGTGATCGGCCAATCGCTCCAATCTGGCGGTTCAGGGACGCTCGTGTTCTGATGGTACAAGAGCCACAGCTGTCGGTAGCCGTTACAGACCTTCCGACTGATGCGCTTATCGAACGTCTGCTGGCGTGGTGTCGCGTCACCGAGGCGGCGCGGGAACTTGACCGTGACCGACGAGGCTAGACACCAGAAGCGTGTACGTTGGAAGTCAACGTTCCCGAACGTGTTGCACGTTGCGCGATGCTCGGCGGCTTCTTTGCGAGTGAGTTTGACTCTTTCCTCTTGACGTAGCAATTCCCTGTCTCCTTGCATCACTGGCGAGCCTATCTACACGCTCATTGACAGCGTGCCCAGCGTGGCCTTTGACATGAATGAATTCTACGTCGTACAATACCACGAGTGATTCTAAAGTTTCCCACAACTCGCGATTGGCGACGGGTTTGTTACGGTAGTTGCGCCATCCGTTGGCGACCCAATTCTCGATCCATCCTTGTTTGAAACAGTTGACGAGATAGGCGCTGTCCGAGTAGAGCTGGACCTTCCAGCGCCGCGTCGGCTTCAGGGCTGCAAGCGCCGTGATGGCCGCCATTAGCTCCATTCGTTGATTCGTCGTGTTTGACGTATAGCCGGTGACGATCTTCTCGCGTCCTGGCGACACGAGGATTGCGCCCCAGCCGCCAGACT